ATAGCTATGACTCTTCATGAACTTGTCCAGTTTGTCCAAGTCATCGGTAGACGCAACGCTAAGTCGTTCTTGCGCGGCTTGTTTTCCTTCGTCTGTAAGTTCCGGTAGAGTCTCAGCCTTTGTCTGCCGCTCGGAGCGTTCTGCTACTTCCGGCGCTTTTGCCTTATCCAGATCCCCAGCATTACGAAGTTCTCCGTAGTCGGGATGATTCACGCCGGTCACTTGTAGGTTGCCGTCGGCGTCGCGCTTGGTAAGAATATTTGGATTGAGTTTGTCTTCCAGTTCTTTCGGAACGGTTGGCAACACATCTCCCCTGTTCACCTGCTGCGCTGTCGCCTCTGTATCATTGGTAAAATGCGACCTTACTTCCGTAACGGGATTTCCATTGGCGTCTGTCTTCCCTGTAGGAACTTCCACTCTTCCTGGCTCCAGTTCTTTCGATCCCTCAGGGAGAGTTTCTGCAGGGTAGACTTCCTTATGCGCGTCTTGTAGTTTGGTGAAAAATTCTTTAGCGCCTTTCGCGCCTACGGCTTTTTGTACCTCTTGAATTGTAGGTACCGCCCCACTTTCTAAAGAGTCGTCCCAAATCTTTTGCGCGGAATCCTGTCGGGTCTTAGTGGCTAACTCTACCGGCGCTTGTGGCGTTCCTTCTGCTTTTGCCCGTAGGGTATCCAATTTCTGCTGGCCTTGTTCAGAAAGACTTCCTTCCGCTCGTTCCAATTTCTGTTTGGTGTCGGCTTCAGCAGTAGTCAGATTTACTGCTTCGGCGGTAGGTTCTGCCTTTGTTGGTTCGATTTGTGCCGGTTTTGCGGCGACAGGCTCAGCTTTTACTGGTTCGGCGGTAAGTTCAGCGGGGGCAGCAGCTTCAGGGGCGGGCTGACGGCGAGCGAGTTCATCGTCTATCGGCTTGATAAGCTTGGTCTTCATTTCCTCGCTAACTCCCGAGCTTTGAATATTTTCTTTAGCCCGCTGCAGTCTGGCGGCTTCGTCATCCGAGGGTGGGGGCTTTACTTCTGGAGCAGGCGCTTCTGGAGGTGTGATTCCTTCCACACGTTGCCGCAATTCTGCCTGAGTTATCGGGGGCGCGGCTTCTTTCGGAGCTTCCGGAGAAGGCTGCAGCATTTGATGAAGTTGCTGTTGGTCGGCTAACTCTTTTTGAACATCTGGAGTTTGATTCGGATTATCCTTTAGCTGCTGTATACGTTGAGCGACTACCGCGGCATCTGGTTTGGCGTTAGCTTCGGCGGGCGCAGCTTCTGTAGCTGGGGCATTCTTCATTCGCATGGGGGCCCCGTGCAGCCATCCCAATACTGCATTTTGTAATACGAAAGCGGGGAGACTGCCCCCTGTTTCCTGTTCTACCTTCTTAAAATTAAATGGTCGGCCTTCTTGTACGGAGTCGTATAGCTCTCCAGACGTAGCCATGACCGCCGAATCTGGGATGCCTCTTATCGCCTGTCCCAACACTGTCTTCATCACTGGAAACAATCCTAGTGCTCCCCCAACTGCTCCAGCAGAACCCATCGTAATCGCTCCTCTACCTGCTCCCTGCGCGATATCACTTGGAGTTGCCTCTGCTTTGTCCTGCGCCGCGGCAAGGGCTCCGGCACGAGCGCCACCTGCGGCTCCTGTTACCGCCCCCTCAGTCCCCAGTCCCATAAGTTTAGCAATACGCGGACTTTCCTCTGTGATAATTTTATTCATCAATGGTTTGAGAGCTGCGGACTCTTCAGCCCCCGTAAACATAGAAACTAAGAAAGGTATAGTGGTGCCGAGAGTATGCGCGAAAGGATGGGCCTGTGCGTTGATCTCCTGTTGTTTGATATTGCGGTTATACCATTCCTCGCCCATGAGACTCTTCTGGGCGTTTTCAGCTAATTGTCCTGCGGCAACTCCGCCAATAGCGGCTCCACCAAGAGTTGTGGCAATTGCACCTGGCCCAGTTTCAATACCAGCGCCAAGGCCTATTGCCCCTCCGGCACCAGCACCGAAAGCCTGTGCCGCGGCGGGACCGATACGACTGGCCACTGCTCGACCGGCGGTTCCCCAAAATCCTTCAGGCTCCAAGGTCGGCTCGTTAAATCCGGGATGTTGTAGGTTATAATCTTGCGCGGCTTTACCAAGACGTTGCACCTCTGGAGCCACAGAATTATTGAAGTCCTGTGTCATCTGCTGCACGTTCTCCGTTCCTCCCGAAAGCGTGGTAGCATGGTTCACGGCGACATTGCGCCAGTGGTTAAAGGCGGTTACTTGCTCGTTGGGATTGAGTTGAGCGAACTCGGGAGCGGCTTTAACATCTGCCCAAGCTGGAGGTGGGGGTGCATTTGCCGGAGCATGTACAGAAGCCCCAGTCGTCCAATCGGGAGGCGGGGCGGCGGGGGCGGCTGGAGTGTCTGTTTGAGTTGGTTGTATATCATCGGCCATTATGCAAGATAAAATTGTTGTTCTGCTTTATTCTGCGGGGGAGGCGTCGGCGTAGGCTGCGGAGAGGGCGAAGGAGCAACAAACTGTGTCTCCGGTTGCTGATTCAACATATCGTTTAGTTCGCCTCGATTCGTGGCCGCAGCGGCGGCGGGAACCTGAGAAGTTTTAGGAAAAACAGTTTGCAAAAATTCACTGCCTTTTTGTTGACCTTGCGGAGCGGCAGGAGGAGTTGCTGGAGTGGCCGGGACTGTGGAGACTGCCGCACTGGGGGGTGCTGGTGTATTAAGCGGCGCGACTTGTCCTGTCAGATCAGCGCCAGCCCAACCCGCTGCGGCTGCGGGGGCGGGCGTAGAAGGTGGGGGCGGAGCCGCGCCACCAGCACTGGGGGCGTTGGGCTGTTTTAAACTATTGGCTACGTTCTTCACGTAATCATCAAGATTGATTCCTTCCGGCGTGCCGGAAGGAACGCCTATGGATTTCTTAAGTAAATCCCACGACCTACCATATTGAATGGCTTGAGTCGGTGACATGTTTTGACCGTGAGTAGCTTCAGCGGCTTTCCAGTCCGCGGTTCCAGGACCGTGGGCCTTTAAATACGCCTGCTCGTCTTTATCTAATACCCCCAATTTTGGTTGTTTTGCGTCGTCTTTGTCTATAACTTGGTTCACTGCTGAATTAGCCGAAGCAAAAGGGAAACGGGTAAATAAATGTCCCATTAGTTCCCGACGATCTGGGTCATTGGGGTTGATCATTCTGTAAAATCGTAAAAAATTATTGGCATCAGATGTCTCTTGCTCCTGTCTAGTCATTGTAACCATGGCATGATTCATTTGAAATTGGTCGGTAGTGCTTTTTAGTCGTGCCGCCTGTTCGGCCAAGGCATCCCGTAGATTTTGGTGGGCCTCGGCCAATACATCTTTTTGTGATAGCGGCGCAGGAGTTGGGGCGACGGGAGCTGGGGTAGCTTGTGCCCCGAGATTGTAGCGATAAGTTCGTCTAGCCATAATTAATAAGTGTTGTTGTCGTTCTTCGATTGCTGCGCCTTCTGGATGGCTTGGTATAAATTTTCACGGTTTTGCTGATCCGCCGAAGCCGTTGCATTAAATGAACTTTGACGATTTTGTCGGGCAGCCGCTTCATACAATACCCCAGGATTTGTCGCAGGCGGGGTAGGATTATCGTTTTGCCCAGCTCTACCTAATCCGACTGTGCCCCCAGAAGGGGTAGATACATATGTACTTTCGAGGGGATTACCGGCGCTTACTTGCCCTACAGGATATTGTCCACTGCCTTGCGCGGCTCCGGTGTTAAACGTAGTTTGTCCTGCTTTAGAGGCGGCAATAGCTCGGTCTAACCAACCGGAAGGAGGATTGCTGCCGCCTAAATCAGTAGTAGTTCCAGAGGCGGCGGACAATTTGGCTATGTCTTCGACAGACGCTCCGCCTTGAAATGCTTTTACCGCCTCAGTTGCTGCGCCTACCTGAGCCGGATTAGAGGTATCAATATTTCTACCAGTGGGGCTATTCCAACTTGGAATTATGCCGCCTACCGGAGAATTAGGATTAAGCGCATTTGCTCTGAGGCCCGCATTAGCTCGGGCAAGTAAAGCATCTTGGGCGCTTTGAGTAGTTTGTACCGACGGGGGAAATTCTCCTGGTTTATTTGTGGGAACCCACTGACTGCTGCCGTCGCTATAATGAACTATCATCCCCGCATCGTTCCCACCCGAAACTCCGCCCGTTCCCGCCGTCCAATGATAGCCCACCACATGAGGAGGCCCATTAGCTTGATCCGCGGCAGCGTTAGCTGTCGCTGCAGAACGCTCCTGCCAAGTATTTCCCGAATTAACATTTTGATCGTGTTGCGCCAAAGCATTTCTAAACTCAGGGTGCCGATCCAGCGCAGTTTGTGGTTGTGGTTGCGGCTGTGATGGTCCTGTCGCTCCCGTCGCCCCCGTTAGTTTCTTCTCTTCTTTTTTCTTTGCTGGCGGCCTAGAAGGAGGAGGGGCGAATGATGCCCCGCCCGCCGATTCCCAAGGTGCAGCCCCTTCATTAGACTCCTCAAATGGTCCCTCAAAATCGTTATAGTCAGTATAGGTATAAGGATAGGCCATATTTAGTAATGGGATACTAGTCTATTGCATCCCCCTGGATATCTGAATCTTAACGTAGGCACTTCATCAACAGCATGAACGTCTTTCAACTCTTCGTTTAACACCCTGATCGCTTCGTCATGATACTGATTGGCCACGGAAATATCGTTTTCCGCCATGTATTGAAGGCTGTCCATCTCGAATCCTAATGCGGTTAGGTTTGTTATTTCTAAAATATCGTTGTCGCTCTCGTATTCAAGGTGCCTTTTCTTGACGTAACAAATGGCGTTACACGTAGGGACATTGCTGAGTGAGTCATCGTGATACCTACGGTAAAATGTTTCCTGCTCCAATGGTTCCATGATGGCAAGGTTCGTGGTAACAGTGGTTGATATAACAGGGTTGTCGGTGACATGAGTAAGGAAAGTAACAAAAGGTGTAATACCCATGTGAACTCTATCTATTCTGGTAAAGGGATTAGCGGTTATAGTGGTGTTGTTTAGCACTAACTGTATGGGCATGAAGTTAGCGTCCCGCCCAGAGATAGTAACAGTAGGATTGGGCGATCCTGTGAAAGCCAACTGAAAGAATCCGCCTTGCGGAAGATCGTGCATGATAGGCCATCCGTCTCCTCGGGATTGCACAGTATCCATCCCAAACCCTTGGCGATTTAAATCTTGGACAGTTACCTTCGCTTCAAGAAATTCATACCATCCGTTTGTAAGAACTCGTACCCTAAAACTTCCATCGTTATTACGGTCAATCTTGACGCCTTCCACTGTGCGATATTGCCGAGGTAAAGTAAGGTCGCCATAAAGCACTTGCAACATGATGCGATCCAGCGAACCGTTAAACTTTCCATCCACTAGGATGCGTTCAATGGCGCGATTAATGCGGTCTTCTAATACTTCCGCGGGCGAGTGCGATGCAAGTTTTTCCTTGGCGATTCCGAGCGTTAATCTCATTCATGATGAGATTACAGTAAGAGCCGCCTTGATGCAACTATCTCTTACTGTGGTTTATCAGTGGCCAGCAAGCTAATGACCGGCCAGATTTTGCCAGAGGAAATATCAAGCGAAGGAACATGAAACGCAACACCAAATCTTTTGCACACTTCCTGTATGGCCTTATTCGCAGCGGCAATTCTTGCCTCTTTCTGTTCCGCGGTTTCAGGTGCGAGTGGCGAAGCAGGCGCGGGCCTAGATGGCTGGTGAGGAGGACGCATTATGGGAGCCGCTGGATGCGGCAACGATATAGGATTTGCGGGGAGGCTTGGTTTTGTAACTGCGGTTTTTTTCATAGAATAGTTAGGCTAATTTTTGCATCACGCCGCCAGCAGCATATGTAACTCCTGTAAAAGTACCAGCCGCTGTGTAGAGTATTACGTTTGAGCCTGCCTTAACTCTTATTTCCACGGCCGCGGATGCGAATGGTCCAGTCGTAATAATCAAACCGCCGGATAAAAAGTTCCCCGCCAAGGCGACCGCAGGAAGAATCATTGTTCGAGCGACGTTGGATTCATCAGTATAATCACAATTTAAACTAGTCGATATGCCCGTAGCAGCAGACACATTTATGTCCATCGAAATAAGAAAGGTAGCATCCGCGCCCCCGTTTGTGTATGAGACGATGCTGGAATTAGCGGCAGTTTGTCCGGTCACATGGGCGGACGCCACAACAGTTGAACCGGAAGCTCCAGTAGCTCCAGTAGCTCCAGTAGCTCCAGTAGCTCCAGTAGCTCCAGTAGCTCCAGTAGCTCCGGTGGAACCTGATCCCGCGGCTCCGGTGGCTCCCGTCGCCCCAGCGGGTCCGGTCGGTCCGGTCGGTCCGGTCGGTCCAGTGCCGCCGGTTGATCCGGTTACTCCTGTTGCACCGGTGTCTCCCGTTGGACCCGTATTTCCTTGAGTTCCGGTCGGTCCAGTTGGTCCAGTTGGGCCTGTCGTACCCGTTGGTCCGGCAGGACCGGCAGCTCCGGCGGGGCCTGTATTACCTGTAGGTCCGGTTGGTCCTAACGATCCTGTGGCTCCAGCGGGTCCTGGAATTCCCTGCGAACCAGTTGATCCAGTTGGTCCGGCTGGGCCTGTCGTACCTGTCGGGCCTGCGGGGCCTGCGGTTCCTTGCGGGCCAGCAGCGCCGGTGGGGCCCGTTGGGCCCAAAGATCCTGTGGCTCCGGCGGGGCCTGGGATTCCCTGCGAACCAGTCGGTCCGGTTGGTCCGGCGGGGCCTGTGGTGCCTGTCGGGCCTGCGGGGCCTGCGGTTCCTTGTGGGCCAGCAGCGCCGGTGGGGCCCGTTGGGCCCAAAGATCCTGTGGCTCCGGCGGGGCCTGGGATTCCCTGCGAACCAGTCGGTCCGGTTGGTCCGGCTGGGCCTGTCGTACCTGTCGGGCCTGCGGGACCTGCGGTTCCTTGTGGGCCGGAGGAACCGGTTGGCCCGGTTGGTCCTAATGATCCTGTGGCTCCAGCGGGTCCCGGAATTCCCTGCGAACCGGTGGCTCCTGTATTTCCGGTAGCTCCCGTCGGTCCAGAAGCGCCAGTTGTACCGGTGGAGCCAGTAGGGCCGGTATTTCCCGTTGGGCCGGTAGGGCCTATTGGACCGGTGAAGCCCGGCCCAGTAGGGCCGGTGTCGCCAGTTGGTCCTGTAGGGCCGGGGCAACATCCGCCGAGTATGGGATCATCAGTATCGCAACTCATTCCCTACAGACTACTTGAAATTTATTTAGGCGCAACCGGTTGCGGCATCTGCGGTTGAGGGCGAACTTGATAATTTGTGTTGAGGTTCGCCAATTCTCCCTGCCCCTGTTCAACTGTTTTCTGTGCGGCCTGAGGAGTGTCCGCGATTACTACGTACGTTTCTGTGGTGGCTTTATTTACTATGTAACTGATCATATTTTTCTTTTGCTCTCTTCCAGAAGACGTCGTATACGGCATCTGAAAAATTGTTTAATGCTTCCTGTCTTTTAGCACAAGGGGAATCGGGGCGCAACTGTTGAGTTTGCGGATCGATGCACGGTAGCTGAAGGCTACGTGCGATTGGGGTTGCAATTGAGGCTACGGCATCTCCTAATTTCATTTTGAAATTTCTCTCAAGAATGTTTCATTGTCAACACGACGTGGGGCATGTGCCATCATCATAGCAAGGTATCCCCATTCCAAGAGTAAACACCCCGCCGTATCTTCCCGAGCATTCTGATTCAACAGTTTCAAAACAGAAGGGGCTTCCAGTTATATGATTACACCCGCAACACCGCCCCAAGTAACCATTACAGCAAGTGTTGCCGGAAACACAGCCATCACACCCAGCTACCCAAGTTCCTAAAATGGCGTCACAATACGCCGAGGAACTAATACATTGCGGCGTCCCGCAACAAGCTCCAAAATTGCATGCTCCTAGAGAGCAATGCCCGCCATCAATGAAAAACGTACCCGGCGCACCCCAATCACAGAATTCATAAAGTGTTTCCGAACAACTCCCCGGCCCGTCGCAACAGGCTCCAGATCGAAGGCATGGATTTGGTGGCCCGCAGGTCACTCCAAAATGCCAATTTCCGCCTATACCTGCGCATGAAGCGCTAGATGTAATCGAACAAGTTCCTCCCGAACCACAACAAGCACCAATTGGACCCCCGCAAGGCTCAGAAGCACACGTTGATCCGTTCCCATAATAAGTTCCCCCCGCGTGAAAACAATCTACCGCACTTGCGATTGAACAGGCTGAGCCAATACAACATGCCCCAGTTGGGGCGCATGGGTTGGGACTGCACGGCATTCCGTTTCCTTGATAAGTTCCACCCATGCTAGTACACGCTGCGGCTGTAGTAATTGAACAAGTCGAACCGACACAACACGCCCCAGTTGGTGTTCCGCCCCCTCCGCCCCCTCCGCCGGTAGCGCCACTTCCTGCTGAAAGACTTTCGGGAATATTCACGGCGTACCCAGTGTGTAATGACCCATGCGTGGTGATGCCATCCTGCGATAACATCCTGAAATTATCAAACGCGTTTTCTAATTCAGAGAGGGTCATTTAACTACTTTCAAGTGCATAGAAATGTTTGACAAGTATCATTATATCCAGAACCTGTTCCATTTGTGCAATCAGCACCAGTAATGTGGGACGTACAAGTACATAGATGGCCCGGCCCGTATCCGCAGTCCCAAGTTATGGTTGTGGGATTATCAAAAAAACAACAATCGGTAGGACCACATGCACAGTTGCAAGACGCGCAAGTACACGAACAACCTGGGGGTGAGTGGACGTATGACCACCCTCCCGGAACGGTAAAAGTTCCTGTGATTGTGCAGCCGGTTATGGAATCAGTACAAAGAGAAGAGCCCCCGCCACTTTGAAACACCGGCCCGGTACTAGCCCATCCTTCGCTATGAAAGTCCCAATCTGTTTGGCAATTACCGATATTGTCGTGTTCCCCCTCATCTAGGGTTGTCCAGTAATCACATCCATGTCCCGGAGGGGCATCGCATATATGCGCGGCACATGGCGAATTATCTCCGTGGTAAGTTCCTCCCGAACTAACACAATCTGTCTGAGTTTGAGCCGAACAAGAAGTACCAAGACAACATGCCCCAGTTGGGGCGCATGGGTTGGGACTGCACGGCACTCCATTTCCGTGGTAAGTTCCTCCCATACTAGAACATGAAGCCGCCGTCGTAATCGAACAGGCCGAGCCAACACAACACGCACCGGTTGGGGTCCCGCCCCCACCTCCACCTCCACCGGCACTTCCACCACCCACACTGCCCTCCGGAAGGAAAAACAAATTGTATCCGGTAAGAAAACTGCCATGCACGCCCAAACCCCCCGCCCCCGTAAGACGAAACTCTGATATTGCCTTTTCTATATGCTCCAAGGTATAGGGACCTCTTTTGGGTAATTCACCAAAACCTCCTAGGAGGGTAGGTATAGTAATCTCATCACTCATGGATGAAAAGTTACGTTAAGGGACGCTGGAGCTGATGACGAGCATCCTCCACCATATATAGAATCTACGGGAACACTCAGAAAAACCGAAAAAGAAGAAGAGAAGATTGATGAATTCGATCCCAAAAATAAACAACATTCAGTACATAATCCGGCACCATATGTACACCCCCCATAATCACAGGTTTGATCTGGACTTCGCATAGTTGTGCATAGCCACCAACCGGGAGTAGAAAGAACAGGATCGCCCGGCGGCACGAAACCTACATCCAGTTGTAAATAATTATTTGCGTCCGAGATATAACATATGCTAAACCCACAAGTACAAGAAAAAGCACATCCTGAAGGACACGAGTCACCCTCAAGCCAAGAACTCACGCTCCAACCAGTAGGACAGGTATTACCAAAACCGCCGCATTGGCACCCCGATCCAGCCCCTCCCGGAACCGCGAGACCGCTTATGCCCCCGCTAATTCCTGTTGGCGTGGAGAAACTTATATCGAGAGTTCTTGGAGCAGGAGTTGGTGGGCAAGTTACAGCAGGCGGAGTAATAGGACTGATTGGTCCAATAGCTCCTGCGGATGCCGAAACAAAGGAAACTTCTATCTTGAAATTTCTTATCCTATCCGCAAGATAATCAATTCTCTCTTGTTCTGTCTTCACTCCATTATTACAGATTCAGTTTGAATTTTCCAGATGTTCTTTTCTTTTTCAGGATGCACTTTCGCACCGATAACGCGCTCGTTCCCAATCCATTTATTGCCGTCGTATACAGGAACATGAAGCCCCAACACAGTAAAACCAGCCCCAGTTCCACTTCCCCCACCGACAACAGCAGGAGTACTTGCCACAGGCCAAGTAGGGAAAGATCCCATAGTGGGAGAATAACTAGCGATAGATCCCCCCGTACCGACAGTCAAAATAGTTACATTAATAGTAACCCCCGGCCCTCCTAAAGTTAAAGTATTTCCAGGAGTGTAGCCTGTGCCATTACCGGTTAACAAAATAAAATATTCCAAGGTGGTGCCGATTTGGTTTCCTAAAGAATACTGTGTAGCAGTGGGAGTAGTGGCGGGAAAGAAGAGAACGCCGAACTGAAAGCCGTCATGTAAAACATTTCTGGCGTATTCCAACCCCGTACCAGTAAGATTGTTAATAATCACATCCCCAGTTATAATTTTGTCGAACGGAATAATTGGGGTCGTGGTAGATTTTACCCACCAAGTTCTTATCGTATGCTGCACAAGCACAGCTTCCGCGGCGCGGGTATAATACCCAGTTCCAGAAAACTGCAGATAGCCGGGAAATCGATACGGCTTCATCTCATAAGTAATGAGAGCAGAGTCCTTGGTAAGATAGGCGGGCGTTCTGCTGGTGGTAGTTTTAAGGGACCGCCATTTGTCTATCGCCTTAACTTCACTTAGCCAAGCAAAAGTACTGCCGCCGGGGTCTGGGTCTGGGGCCGTTCCCGCGGGAACCACCGCCTTTATCTCCGGATAAACTGTCCGCATCTCGGGGTCCCATAGCTGAGAAGTAAGGATCGGCCACACACTGTTCTCAACAAATTTTTGAGTAGTCTTTAGCTCCATCCCATTTCCGAGATTCTTGATTTCGGATTTAAGGAAGAGGTATCCTTCATCCAAAACTTGGGTCCCTTGGTTAGCAAGAGTGGCTGTAACACTAGTCGCCCCGCCGCCAAATTCGCGAGTGACTTCTTTATTTGTAAGAGTCTGCGGCAATGATATTCCCGCCCGAGTTTCAAGTCTGTCCCGATAAGTAAACGCATCAATCTGTTTCTCGGAATGAGATATGTCTCCTGTACCGAGAACAGGAATGGCCGCATCTCCGGCGATTAACTCTTCAGATACAAGAGTGGGCACCACGGCACGAAATTCTTGCGGCACTAAATCAGGGATAGATTTTTCATACTGCTGTTCCGTAAAGAGAACTGGAACAGTGCCCTCCAGCTTAAGAGAAGTATCATTTCCAAGATTGGTAACCTCGGCCTCTTCTGTTAGAACAGTTGGGGCGATAGTCTGAAGGCCGTTGTCCAGCGTTTCAAGAACCGTCATTACCTGCTTCACTCTGGACATTTTGTACGACGACAAAGATACGGGAAGCGAAACTCCGGCCCGGCCTTTAACCATAAGGCGATGTGTAAATTCCTTTTCCTGCTGATCGGTTCGTTCCAAATCTCCCGTTGCTAAAATCGGAATGGTGGCTAAGCCCGCCGAAGTAATACTGGATTCGGTAGTAGGAACCGCGACCCGAAATTTTTCAGGAATGATATCGGGTATGGTTTTCCGGTATTCCGCCTTATCAAAAACATTCGGAACTTCAGCAACGGACTTAAGGGATGTGTTATTCCCCAAGTTATCCACTGAAGCTTTTACAGTTGTTGCATCTGGGGTAATAGTCTGTAGCCCGGTATTTAAAGTCTCTATGACCTGCGCCACTTGTTGATCGGGCGTCATTTCGTAACTGGCCAAAGAAACTGGCAGAGTAACTCCGGCACGACCCTTGATAGTTAGGCGATGGTGAAATTCTTTTTCCTGTTGGTCTATCCGCTCCAGATCTCCAGTGCCTAGCATCGGAGGAACGGCAGTTCCGGCGGAAGTAATTTGAGATTCAGTAACAGGAACGGCAACCCGAAACTTTTCCGGCACAATATCTGGAATGGTTGCTCGGTATTCTGCTTTACTAAAAACGTCAGGGATAGTAGTCTGGGATTTAAGCGAAGTGTTATTGCCTAGATTATCGACGGAAGCTTTAAGGAGCAGCGCATTGGGCGAAAGAGTCTGCAAGCCGACATCCAAAGTTTCAAGAACTGTACCTATCTGTTGCTCTGGGGTTAGCTCATAACTAAGCAACGAAACTGGAAGCTGGGCTATGTTTCTGCCGCGTACCGTAACTCTATGCAAAAATTCTTTTTCCTGTTGGTCGATTCGCTCCAATTCGCCGGTTCCTAAAACAGGAGGAGCCGCACTACCGGCGGAGGTAAGCATCGATTCCGAAACAGGGATAGTTACTTTGAATTTCTCAGGAACGGGATCGGGGATTGTGACGCGATATTCTGCCTTATCAAAAACATTTGGTACTTCGGTAACGGATTTAAGAGAAGTGTTGTTCCCCAAATTATCCACCGAGGCTTTTACAGTTGTCGCATCTGGAGTAATGGTCTGTAATCCGGTATTTAAAGTTTCTACAACTTGCGCCACCTGTTGATCGGGAGTCATTTCGTAACTAACCAGCGAGACAGGTAAAGTGATTCCGGCACGACCTCTGATAGTCTGCCGATGCCAAAACTCTTTCTCCTGTTGATCGATCCGCTCCAGATCGCCGGTTTGTAAAACGGGCGGCGCGGCTACTCCTGCTGAAGTGAGGATGGATTCAGTAACAGGAACCGTGACACGAAACTTTTCGGGTATGATATCCGGAATAGTCGCTCGATATTCTGCTTTGCCGAAAACATCAGGAACGGTAGTCTGAGACTTAAGCGAAGTGTTATTGCCCAGATTATCAACTGAAGCTTTAAGAAGCAATGCGTTGGGCGAAAGGGTTTGAAGTCCGGCATCCAAAGTTTCGATAACTGAACCTATCTGTTGCTCTGGGGTTAACTCATAGCTCAATAACGAAACGGGGAGTTGAGCTATATTTCTGCCGCGAACTGTGACCCTGTGTAAAAATTCTTTTTCTTGTTGATCAATTCGCTCCAATTCTCCAGTCCCCAAAACAGGAGGCGCGGCGCTACCAGCAGAGGTAAGCATGGATTCGGAAACAGGAATGGTTACTTTGAATTTTTCAGGGACAGGATCGGGAATTGTGATCCGGTATTCCGCCTTATCAAAAACATTCGGTACTTCGGTAACAGACTTAAGCGATGTGTTGTTCCCCAAGTTATCTACCGAAGCTTTTATGGTTTCAGCATCTGGGGCGATAGTTTGTAACCCAGTGGCTAAAGTTTCTATAACTTGCCCCACTTGTTGGTCGGGCGTCATTTCATAACTAACTAAAGAAACCGGCAGAATGACCCCGGCGCGACCTCTGATCGTCTGCCGATGCCAAAACTCTTTCTCTTGTTGATCCACGCGCTCCAAATCGCCGGTTTGTAAAACGGGCGGCGAAGCTACTCCGGCCGTAGTAAGGACGGATTCGGTAACAGGAACCGTGACACGAAACTTTTCAGGTATGATATCTGGTATAGTTGCGCGATATTCCGCCTTATTGAAGACATCAGGAACCGTGCCTGTTGTCTTAAGCGACGTGTTGTTGCCTAAGTTATCGACGGAAGCTTTGAGAAGTAACGCATTCGGGGAAAGAGTCTGTATGCCCACATCCAACGTTTCGATAACTGTCTCTATTTGTTGTTCTGGGGTTAACTCGTAACTGAGTAAAGAAACAGGAAGTTGGGTTATGTTTCTACCCCGTACTGTGACTCGATGCCAAAACTCTTTCTCCTGTTGATCGATCCGCTCCAATTCCCCAGTTCCTAAAACAGGAGGTATAGCCTCGCCAACGGAAGTCAGGGCCGATTCGGAAACAGGAATAGTGACCTTGAATTTTTCAGGAACAGGGTCGGGAATTATGACTCTGTATTCCGCTCTGTTAAAAACATCGGGGATAGTGGTGGTGGATCGTAGCGAAGTATTGTTTCCTAAGTTATCCACCGATCCTTTTATCAGCAAAGGAACGGCAGTAAGAGTTTGCAGCCCCGCGTCCAGAGTCTCAATAATCTGGCTAACCTGTTGATCTGGGGTCAGATCATAGCTAACCAAAGAAACTGGGAGTTGTGTGGGGTCCCGCCCCCTTGTCATCAGGCGATGCCAGAATTCTTTAGTCTGTTCGTCTCGGGCGGATAGCTCGCCGGTGCCTAAAACAGGCGGGACGGCAGTGCCGATAGAAGTTTGAGTAGTGGTGGAAACGGGAATGGTAACACGAAACTTTAAAGGAATCGGATCGGGGATTTCCGTTTCAAAAACCGATTGGGGAAACACATTAGGAACGACCGTCTCACTTTTGATTGACTCGTTGTTGCCCAATTGAATGGCGTCGGCTTCTGTCAATAGTGGCTGGGGTACAATCGTTTGCAGCCCCGGTGCCCAAGTCTCTGTTACCGTGGATAATTGTTGCTCTGGTGTAAGGCGATATTCGAGCAGGGCGATAGGGGCGGTAAGATTCCTAACTGTTCGAGAGTATTGATGTTTGAATTCGGTTATCTGATGGTCTGTGGCGTACCAATCAACATCTGCCAATACGGGGACACTGGCCTGACCCGCTTGGATTTGAGATATCTGGACAGACGGCAGCGCTCCAAGAAACTTACGGTGCCGATAGGGAATGACTGCGTCGTCTCGTGAAGTGACGTAATTAAAGTCGGGAAAAACTGAAGGGACTTTGCCGAGAGTAGTGGTGGCTTTCGCCGTAGTCTTGCGCTCTAACTTGGTTACTTCTGTTAGCGCATCTGGGTTAATGGGTGGAGCGGCATCATACGCGACATCTTGAACATCCACAGTTACCACCTGCTGTGGTTGATTCATTTCATACGATGTGATTACTGGGCCGGGTAACCGCTCAAATGTTCGGGAAACCTGAACAAATAAGGCATCCAACTCCGGCTGTTGAATGCGTACAATTTTGTGATCGGTCAATAAGAGATCGCGATAGATGGGGTCTCGAGTATCGGCGTCTGGTTCCTGAGTTCGCTGATCGCCGCGGAGAACCACATAGGTTCGTGTTATCGTCGGATAGTCTTTGCTGGCGAAAGGATAAGTGATTTCAAAATTATATCGGTCTTGGTTTTTTCTTTCGTTAATGTAAAAGAGATTTACCCAGCCGATTTGATCCGATGGCTTGGCGGTAGCGAAAAAGAAATCGCAGAACTCATCTGCGTTAGGCCCATCGTATTTAGCCCCTTGAGTAGGTAGGCGCTTAAACTTTCGGCGATCCTTGCGGAGCACCATAATCCGGTCATGCAGAACAGGCGTAGGCCATTCTGAGACGATTAGTTTAGCGGGTACGGCGGGAGGGTTCCCGGTATAGCTAGGTGGAGGCAGTTTTGGGGCTTCGGCCATTACCCCTCAGTTTACACAACCTTCAGGGAATGTCTATTTTAGCGTCCCAATTTAACGGAGTATCTATTGTAACAGGCAGCTTGGGAAGAGGCCTCTTACCTTTAACAAACTTCATCTTGCGTTTGAAGTGTTTCTTGTCCGCCTTCCTCCAAGGCTTGATCCGATTTGACATATTATATCGGCACTAACATAGAACAGAATTTGGCTCGATAAAATTTCTTATAATCCGCCGGAGTCCAAACAGTCATATCCGCAAGATCAATTATGATCCCTTTAATGGCCACTACTACATGATGCTTGTACTTCCCGGTTCTCCATTTTACAGCAAGTATGCCCTCATCTTTTTCAAGATTAAAAGTTCGTTTGTGTTTCAACACGCAACCGAATAGTAGGGCTATCCGCGCAATCTCGGACATGTAGAGACCAGTCTCATGGGGGAAACTGCCTGGCGGTTTTTTCCGGCTTGCTTCGGCAAGAATATCTTCATACTTGAAGCCAGTTAAAGAGGCCAGACAAGCCAAGGCACAATCCGCACCCCGCTGCGCCTCAAGTTTAAGAAGGGGGGCGAGTTTGCTCATGGTGTTTCCATCAGCTTTGCCTCGGCGTATCGGCGGCGGTGCATCCCAGTTTCAATCGAGGTTCCCCGCCACACACGAGTCATCGCCCGTAATTGTCCAGCCATGTACGGATAATCCTGACGCGGCACGGCATCCCAGATATTCCGCATCTCTGATCTATTGGGGCCTTCCATCTTGTAGCCTCGGTTAAATCCCAAGGAAATCAAAGCCGCCTGTGCGTTAGGGCGCAGGGCATCGAACTCGTCTCTCCCATAAGCTCGGCGACAATTCGCGTACTCCCGCGCAACATCCACGACATCAAACACTTCTGTACCTATGCCGCGGTCGATCAAAATATAATGAAGCGCAAGAGCCCTATTCTTGGCGGCTTGTCCCGTTATTCCGGCTTGATCCGCCAGATGTGACGTATAGTCTGACTGCAGTTTATGCCAGTCAGACCGGATTACGTCAGCTCGCATATACCCACAATCGTACCCCCAGCCGATAGTAACTCCACTCGCACCTTCCGGCCATGCGGGGCGGGCGTCGAAACCTTCAAACTCCAAGATAAGAGCGTGCCCTTCCGGCGCTAACGTCGGAGGAGGTGGGAGATTTACCAGTGGTGCGCTCAGTGCTTCAAAGCCCAGAGCACAGCCAAGAAGGCACCAAGCCGAAATAGAGCGGATTCGCATGCGATGACGGGGTTTTTAAGAAGGTCTTCCTTAGTCCACCAAACACTGGTGGCTTCTTTTAATATGGACACGAGAGAAATGGCGAGCACAACGATCAGCGTGTTAGCGCCCAACCCCACAAGAAAATCCATACTCTCTTCGGGAGTCCGGCCAGAAATTGCGGCGGCGAGTTTGATCAGCAGATACCATTGCAGCAAGGCCAGCGCGGGCCAGAACCAAAGCTCTCTCCAATTATAGAGGACGCCCCATAATGATTTCGCAAGAGAGATCGGCTTTTGTAATTGAATTTTCGGGGGCGTAACAGTTTCCGGAATGCTTAGAGTTTCCATATCACAGTCCGAAAAGCCAAACTTTCATAAACAATTTTAGAAAGAGAAATGCGCCTATGAGCAAGCTCAAAACTCCGATGATAATGTCTCGGCGGAGAATTGCAGCCTTGCCGCTGGCGACTTGTAGCTGGGCTTTCTGGCGGGCCGCGTCTTGCGCCTTACCGTACGCCTCCCACTGGTCCCGCTGTTTCCCTATTTCATTGACTTGTTTCTGCGCGGCATCCCGTTGTTTTAAAGCCTCGGTGCTGGAAGCATTGGCCGCCTGAAGCTCGACCATCTGCTGTTGGAGCAATCCCTTTATTTTCGCAATAAGGGCGGCCTGATCGACTTTTTGTACGGTCGTAGTGTGTTTGACAACTGTGACCGGTTTTGGAGGAGGAACGACGTCGGTCGTAATGGTAACCTCAGGTTTACTCCACGGCCATGCGAAAACATTTGTGTAAAGCAGAAATGATATAAAGAGGGTTGTGTAAAGTCGTTTCATTTGGCGTAAGATGTTGAGGGCAATTGGTTTATGGTTTGTTCGATGAGCTTGTTAAGCTCCTCGGCGCTGAGAATATGCCCCTGTGAATCTTTGATTTGCCTGCCCAAGGAATCCAGAACAGGAACGGCGGTATGCCCTACGGGTTGTTTGGGATGCTGGGCGCAGGCGGAGAGCAGCAACACCAGCAGGATTATGCTTTTCATGGTTTCCTTATTGTCCGCGAAGCTCGGCTTTTGTCAATGCCACCAGTGGAAAACGCAACGGCCATCATAATACCCAGCGTAGTGGTCCCATGCTTCCCGTTCCCATAGAGCACGGTGACAGGGAATCGTGGCGTAGTGAAGCAGGGCTGCAAGAAAAACCCCCAACAAAATCCCGAATAAAAACTTGGTCATTTTATCCTCCGCCAGCACCGCCCACCCCTTCATCGGGATCAGAAAGGACGGTGATGTGAAACGTACTGTCCCCAAAAGCTACTCCCGTCGTAGCCCGAAGCGTAAAATTATACACACCTAAAGTAGTCGGAACACCAGTAATTCCAGCGGTTGCGGGGCCCGTTTGAATTAAAAATAGTCCAGGAGGCAAAGATCCCGATAAGAGGGATAATGTGGTCGGGGCAGTGAAGCCCCAGCTCACGTCGTAAGAATGCCCAATATAGGCTTCCGCTAAAACAAAATCCCCGCCTCTCCATTGAGTAATTAACGGTGAAACTTGGGTGGCACCTATGTCAGGGAAACTGACTGTTCCGCTTTTGCCGGAAGCTGTTTCCATAAAAGGAGCCCAACCAGCACCCATTGCTTCGGGCGCGATCAAGGAAAAATCACCAGTATTGGGGGCGTTAAAGGGGTTCCCAGCGGTGACAATACTCCCGACTTCAATCATACCTTTTTGATTCAAGATTCTTTGTCCTTTTACACCAAAACCTGCAGTATTGAAAATATAGCCCTGCATATTTGGGCTTGTTCCCAAAGGCGGGTTTCTCAAAAATCCTCCCACATTCGCGTATAAGTTATTAAACAGAAAAAGACGGCGGTTCGATGCTGCCCCAGCATTATTGTAACAGTAGCCCCCAATATTAGAAAAGCTGTTACCAATATGATACCTCTGACTTCCGTTAGCGGAATCCGTAATAAAAATCGCATCCCCAGCTATGTTATCGAAAACACAATTGATGACAGGGTTAATTCCAGCATCTCTTATTACTCCGGTTGTATTCACAGGCGGGAGGACTGTGAAATCATGGAAATAACAATTATAACACACGGCCCCTCCTCCAGCCCCATTAATGGCAAGCCCAACATTACTAGGATTGGCCAATCCAAGTTTATAAAACTCGCATGCAAAAAAATATGTGGCTGCCGTTGTACCACCAAGTACGGACACACTCTGCCCACCATCATGAAATACACACCGAAGAAATACACCGCCCTGTGAATTCAGAATAGCATGAGACCCCGCCGCAGCATTGTTTTGAAAAATGAAATCAGCTACCACTACTGTAATATTACCAAAGGTAACAAGAGAAATATCGGCACCTCCCGCATCAAGCACGGCTTGTCCTCCGTCACCCGGTGTTGAGGCATACCCCTGATACCAAAGTTGTACCGCGTTAGGACTTCCTATTAGGGCTGAAATCGAATAAGTTGCATCATTTTTAAAATTAATACGCGGAGGGTTACCAAAAGAATCGGCGGCATTGCTAAAATCAATAGTCATTGGCCAGCCTACGGCCCCATTCGGCCCCTTCCACGCTCCTCCACATTTAAGACTCACGGCAGCACCAGTTACTGGAGCAGTTCCCGCCAAAGTAGTTACAGTTATGGCCCCGTTGACCCCGTCCGCTACAGCAGTAACTCTGGCTATGCAAGCTGCAACAGTGGCTGCGTCATTGTAAAGAGACACCATATCGTTAACATTGACGTTACCCTTAGGAGTACTGCCATCGGCGGGCGTAAATTGTAGTGTAACAGTACTCCAAGCTCCGGTAACAGAGGTATACTTGGCAGCATTATTTGTATCTGACCCTGCGTTTAGATTACTGCCGCCGGATTGGCAATACCATTCAGTAAACTTAGCAACGCCCGGAGTCGATTGTGAAAATGCTTGGGGGGCAATACCATGTGGTTCTCTTGCAAAAAACCTACCCCCAGTACGTAACTGAAATAGCGGTAGCTCTTGATTTAAAGGAGGCTGAGGCACATTAGTTTAACGCGATAACCTGCATGTTATGAATTTGCATGGTTTCCGCAGTAGAACCTGATCGTTTATACTGAACTGAAACGATATTAGCCGCCGTTAAATCTATTGTACCCGAAGTTGCTGGAGCGGTAGCAGGGATAAGTACGGGAGCGGCGGTGCTTAATATTAATCCCACATTAAACAAGCTATAGCCGGTACAAAACAACGTCCCCGAAGACCCTATTGCGGTACAACGAATAATAAACTCAGCATACCAAGGCAGCGTAGAGCCGTTAGCGACTAAGGCGACTGCAGCAGAAGCTTGAATAACCGTGCCATTCGCGTCAGCTCCTGTTCCCCAATAGACATCCCAAGTACCGTTCCCCGGAGTAGCGCCGGTGGTCATGCGCCCAAAAAGAGAAATCTTTATAGTCTTGCCGAGATACCAATAGTTACCCCCTAAAACTGGAAAATTAGCTGCAGGATATAGGGCTTTATCCGTGCTTGCAAGAGTGACCGCCCCTACATCGGCAGTCATAAAAGGTGAACGTAAATCGTTGTAAAATGCTCCATCCATAATTCAATTATCCTATTGTTTAACTATCTGTCAACTTCTGGTTATTTCAATTGACCCGCCAAAATTAGTTACTCCCGCTACTGCGGTAATCTCCCATGCAAAAATATCATCCGCCGCCACTGCCAAAGTAGTGAAGTCTCCCAAACTCGTGCTGCGAATGGAAGTGCCAGAAGAAATAGAAATGCCTGAGGTATTTATATTATTGGCCACTGTCGGGCTAGCGGTTCCGGTGGCTACTTTCCAAATCCGAATCGTAATTGTTCCGGCGTCAACACTAAGGTTCCAAGCTGAAATTGTACCGGCGAAGGGGCAAGTCCAATAACCAGGACCTTGGCCTATTGCTACTCCCGCGGATCGTTTCAGCGAAAATGCAAAATTACCTGGGCCGGTTATCCCCGAGGATCCGGTTGCTCCAGTTGCTCCAGTTGCTCCGGTTGGTCCCGTAGCTCCTGTCGGACCTGTGGCTCCTGTCGGACCTGTGGCTCCTGTCGGACCTGTGGCTCCCGTAGCTCCTGTAGCCCCCGTAGCTCCCGTAGCTCCTGTAGCCCCCGTAGCTCCCGTAGCTCCCGTAGCTCCGGTAGCCCCTGTTGGTCCGGTAGCCCCTGTTGGTCCTAGGCTTCCGGTCTGGTCGAACAAGAAAAGTAAATTATCGGCGTTCGCAAAAGGAGAAGCGACGTTCGAGGAAATCTCTACAACGGCGAATTCGGCATAATTTGTATGGTCGGTGCGGGAAGAAAGAGAGAACAGTATCCATTTCGTAGAATCAAACTTTTCTACAAGACGAACGTAGGCTTTGGGAGACCCAGTGCTAAGGTCGAATTGCGCCAAGGCGGCAGAAATATCTGTTGCATTGGCATCAGTCTTCGAACAATAAATAGCAGTCGCAGTATTTTGGGTCGCCTGATTTACCCGAATATTCCCACTACCAGGATCAGAGTTAGTTGTGGTAGTGCTAAAATTAAGAGCGAAACTCATTGCCCCGCCGTAATTACCAGTGGGGCCCGTGGCTCCTGTTGGGCCCGTGGCTCCTGTTGGGCCCGTGGCTCCTGTTGGGCCCGTGGCTCCTGTTGGGCCGGTAGCTCCTGTTGGGCCGGTAGCTCCTGTTGGGCCCGTGGCTCCTGTTGGGCCGGTAGCTCCTGTTGGACCTGTGGCTCCTGTTGGACCTGTGGCTCCTGTTGGGCCGGTAGCTCCTGTTGGTCCCGTCGGTCCTGCTGCTCCCGTGGCTCCTGTTGGGCCGGTAGCTCCTGTTGGGCCGGTAGCTCCTGTTGGACCTGTGGCTCCTGTTGGGCCGGTTGCTCCTGTCGGGCCGGTTGCTCCTGTTGGGCCGGTTGCTCCTGTCGGGCCGGTTGCTCCTGTCGGGCCGGTTGCTCCTGTTGGGCCGGTTGCTCCTGTTGGCCCCGTCGGTCCTGCTGCTCCCGTAGCTCCTGTTGGACCTGTGGGACCCCGTGAGCCGGTAACTCCTGTTGCACCAGTTGGTCCCGTTGGACCGGTGGGGCCGGTCGTCCCCGGCGCTCCGCCCGATGAAACTTCATACGCCAACAACTCGTAATGCTGGGTAAGGGCGGTTACTGCATTCCCAGCAAAGGCGGTTAAAGAATATGTTACAGCAGAAGTAGTGGCGGGCGAATCAAACGTGTCTACAACCGCAGGACCAAATTGCGCTCCCGCACTCGCAATAGAGCGAATGATTGATTCCTTTCCTATTTGAGGAGAACTAAAAGCAATTCCCTTAACCACTCGAACATCTATTAAAGCGACGGCGCTGCCTCCTCCAGAGCCTCTGTTAAATTCAGCGCGAGCTAAAAGCATAATCTTGGAGCCGACTGTTTGCGGAGTAATCGTCACTGAAGCAATAACTTGTCCAACAGTGGTTATTGTTGGGCCCGTAGCCCCGCTTACTTCAACTACATTTCCTACTCCGGGCGCGGTACCCGTAGGGCCAGTAGGTCCTGTTGAACCAGTAGGTCCTGTTGAGCCGGTGGGTCCTGTTGTGCCTGCACCAGTGGCTCCGGTAGGTCCTGTAGGCCCATTGGCTCCGGTAGGCCCGGTAGCTCCAGTAGGTCCGGTAGTCCCGGTCGGACCTGTGGGCCCCGCAGGTCCTGTAACATTACCAACGTCATGAAATCCTGGAATCGCATCTGTCCATACCCATAAATGCCCCGTGTCTAAAGTTATATAACCATCTCCATTAACTCCAGTAGGGGGTAAATTTGCTGAAGTGGCAACAGACCCTAAGATTCGAACAGATTGACCCGCGACACCTGTTGGACCTGTTGGCCCGGTTGGCCCAGTTGGTCCCGTGACACCAGTCGGACCTGTTGGTCCCGCGACACCAGTCGAACCTGTTGGCCCCGTAGGACCTGTGACTCCTGCGCCGGTGGCTCCTGTATTCCCCGTATCTCCCGTTGGTCCCGTGGGTCCTTGAGGTCCCGGCGAACCGGGAGATCCCGCAGCGCCCGAAGCTCCAGTTGGGCCTTGGGGTCCTGTCACGTTTCCAACATCATGAAATCCAGGAATTGTACTAGTCCACACCCATAGATGGCCGGTATCTAGAGTTATGTACCCGTCACCATTATTAGCGGAAAGGGGCAAATCTGCAGATGTATCAACAGATCCAAGAATTTGAATAGATTGACCGGCGGCTCCGGTAGTTCCTGTTGGGCCAGTATCTCCAGTAGGCCCAACAATGCCCGCAGGACCAGTAGTTCCAGTAGGGCCAGTAGCTCCGGCAGCACCAGTGGCTCCTGTTGGACCAGCAGGGCCGGTTACATTCCCCACATCGATCCACATCGTCCCATTCCAAACCCACAAATGCCCGGTATCTATGGTAATGTATCCATCCCCGACATTGGCACTTGGCGGCAAATTCGCCGAAGTAGGAACAGAACCTATAATTTGTACAGATGAACCTGCGGGACCAGTGGGGCCGGTGCTTCCCGTTCCCCCTACTCCGCCTGTGGGACCTGTGGGGCCTTGAGGGCCGGGGCTACCTCCAGCACCGGTAGGGCCGGTAGGGCCGGTAGGACCCGACATATTCATATCACCCAATGCAACTTTTTTGCTAACTCCTGATTGGGCGATCTCATACAATTCCGATCCGGCCAAGGGTAGGGAAGCTGCTGGTAACTGTGATATTCTTTTATTAGCCATTAGGGGGCCTCCTCCAAAACTCTAAGGGAAAGATTGTCTTCAACTATTCGGTAGTCTCCTCTTTCAGTTAGACGAAAGAAAGGTTCTCCAGCAGAATGTTGCCCGAAAATTAAAATAGAATGATCCCGCTCAATCGTAGTCTCCGCTTTCTTGAACAGAGGAGACAGAATAGAATGATCGCGTTCAGTAGCAACCGTTCCTTTTTTAGACTCGGGAGAAATTACTCCTTTAGGTCGCAGAAAGTTTGCATTAGGCACCTTGGGTTACCTCCATAACGGCGTAAATTAACCCAAAGTTCGGAGTAAAGATTTTGCTGGAGGCATCTTCCAACTGCACATCCCAATAGTAAGGCTTACCCTGTCGCATTAAAACCGTGTTACTGTGCGGTATTACAACCTGTATAACACCGTTGGTATTCGGACCAATGATTGTAATGTCCGTGTTAGCAAGGGTGCCTTGGAACAGGGCGTCGCCGTCAGTATCAAAATGACTGCGCTTAATCGTAAAGGTGATTTGATAATTCGTTAAGTCAATCGGGGTACAATCGACATTGGTAAGACTGATTTGAAGTATAGCCGTATCGCCCTGAACAATGAATAGCTTGACCATGGTGTTAGTGTATATCTGATTCGCCCTTAGGCAACTTATCTTCTCCATTCAGATTGGCCATCTTACGAAGAAGAATCAAGTTTTCTTTGAGCAAATCATCTACACGATTGCGACAGTAGAGTAGATCTTTTTCTAATTTTTCAATCTGCCGTTGTAGGTCTCTAGTACGTTCTTCAGATCGCTCAAGATAGCTGTGCCCCTCATCTCTCCTGTTAAATATCAAAGAAGACACAAACGTCAAAAGCGCAATTGCAATCGACGCTATGGATATTACAGAATAAGGATTAAGATCAGCAAGAGGGGCGGCCATTGGTGGGTACTCGGTAGACACATGCGAAAACCGCGGCGGTAATATATAACAAAGCGAGCACCATTACAGGCAATTGATCAGAGAAAATGAATGCTCGGGGTCGATATACAATGGTGAACAATCCTGGTTGGGCCACCGTGTCAATATAATAGCCTTTCCAAGTTGCGTAAATACCGGCGAGTAATGAAAGCGAAAGCATCCATAATTGCGGCAGCATAAGAAGGGCGTATCGCCAAGGTTTGATACAGTTATGGGCTTTCATTACAAGATATCGAATGGAGAGGGCACTTACTGCTAGTAAGCTAAAAACAGTTATAGGAATGCTGCTACCGCACACTAAATAAATTGCGCTAAGCGGGGTAGCTCCAGCAGCCCTTTCATCCAGTATAAGCAACCCCGCCCAACCAAGATGTAAAAGGCACCCAGCCAATACTATGAATTTCCCTAGCCCAGTTTTCGCTATAAGGAACGGTCTGAATGTGATATCCAGCAGCCAATTCTTCATTGGTCGGGCTTATAGTTGGAGGACCATGGGGGATGTTTATGGATTACGGTTCTGTAGTGAGGTGAAGTAGCTATCCTAGGGAGTGGATCAGATTCTGGAATGGCTATCGTGGCCATCGTTGGAGGCGGCGTAAACGAAGGTGCGGGCGTAGCAGTGGGAGTATAAAACTCTTCTACAATTTTGTGGTGTTTTTTTTGTATATGAGAGTGGGCGTGGAAATGAGGAAGTTTAACTGGTGTAGTAACACACATGGCTAATATGGAGGTTACTCCCGCGACCCCCGCGACAGCAGCGGCCTTTAATAGAGGGATCATTTCAGTTCGACCTTATCTAAATTAGTTATGCGGGCATGCCCATTTCGCCTAAAGCCCCTCTTACAGAAGCAATGGCGGTGTTACCGCTGGAAGGAATTGCACCTTCTGCTCCAGTGGCTCCGGGTTTATTTTGCTCACCTTTTTGATCTGAGGTTTCTTCGTCTTCATCCTCAGACTCTCCCGTTACAGGGATACCATCAATCTTGGTGAGATGTATATCGCCCTCTTCGCCCATCCTTAAAGAAGCAAGGGCAGTAAATTCGTCTCCCTGTTTAACACCAGCAGGGGGTTCGAAGCCGCTCGGAATTGGAAAACTTATCGTGCTCTCTTCCGATTCACCGGCTCCTTTATCCTCGGCAGCCGGAGGTCCCTGATCATCAGGGTCCTCGGGCTTACCAAGACCGCCAACCCCAGGAAATCCTGAAGTGGCCGCAATAGTATCTTCGACCTTTTTGGCCACTTTAGTTGCCCGTGAATTCGGTCGGTTCGAAACTAGGAATAGAAATGGCACCAGCCTCCTGCTCACTCATTGCAGGAGCCATAGGTTTGAAGGTGTTTTTCGTGGCGTGGTCTGCACCATCGCCGCAAGAAGCGCCTGTATCCATATCATAGCCTTCCGGCATGATCGGTGATTTTCTTAGATCTTTACTCATATTATTTTTTACCTTTCGGTTGACCCCCAATCGCTCCAAACTCGGCAAGGTTAGGCTCGCCCGTAGAGAAAAAGGGGTTTTGGTTAACGGGTTCTCCCCACCCCACATATTCGGCCTTTCCGCCGTCAGGGGGCATCATAAACTGTTTCATCGACTCCAGAGGATCCCCCTCACCGTCCCCATTTCCTCTAATAGAAATGGGTTTGGCTTTGGTATGATCGGTCTGGACTTGCGATCTATCTGGAACTCCGGTTGGTACTCCTATCATAAGTCATTCTAGGACTAGGTGGTAGCTCGGTCAAGAGCTACCACCATCATCCGGTTAATTGTTATGAATCAACGGGGCATCCTGCAACCAAACCAAGCTGCGGATCGCAACGTAGTGATCGGATAACATATCCCAGATCGGGACGTTCCTGCTTAATACCATACGCAAAGAGCGCACGGAAAAAGCCGATGTTACCGTCAATGTTACAATCGCGGCTCGGAATATTGCGCCACACGAACTCTCCGGCCCAACTATACTGTGCCAGATAAGTCATGCCGCCAATATTACCTTGCGGTTTCGGGATCAGGACTCGAAGAACTTCCTCGTGATAGATCTGCGTATCTTCGTAGGTCGCCGTTTTATAGGCGGTTGCCACGAGCCATTTCTGACCACGCGTAGCGTTGGTCGAAGAATATGGATACTGACGAACATATGCGCCAGTAGCGATAGTATACCGAGGCGGGAACTGAACTGCTTGGAATTTAAAACCATGATAGATTTTTCCACCCAAGCCCGGAGCGCCAACCAATACATCAGGTTCGTTGAACGAGAAGTACCGGAAATCGTTACGGTTATTATCAGTCTGCTTTTTGAGCAGGTTAAAGGTGTAGTTGTTGCCAACCGCCGTGTAGACGGGGGTTCCGTCTTCGACACGCGCTGTCGGTTTTAAACTTCCACCATTATATCCGAGTTCTTGATGAACTTCCTCAAGCAATCCAAACGTCAAAGGTGACGTCGGAGGATTTGTCGCATCAAACGAGGTCGCAATGTTCGGGGTCGCAAGCGCAGTAACTTTGTTGGCTGCGTTGGTACCGAATTCCGTCTGATAAGTCTGTGACCAAACCCACTTGCTGTTTTCAGCAAGGACGCGGGTTACGTTTTTGATTTGATCGAGCACCTGCCACTGGAACTTGAAGTCGTCCAAACAGATGTCGGGCGAATTAACCGCGGCCTTTTTCAAAGACACTGTCAAAACGTCCACTGCGAACGAATCAATGTTATACCCAGTAACGGAGCAAGCGCCGGTGCCAAGCAGGTTATTACCTGTTGCACCAGTTGCACTCAAAGATGCGAATGATTGGAAGAAATCGGAATCCGTAACAGCCTTGGTAATCAGCGAACGCTGATAGACCGGATAACTGTATTGGTAGCCTTGTCCGTCCAACCATGGCTCCTTTGGTAATGTTTTGATGTAGAAGTCCGAATCTTGAATCGAAACTGCCACATCGTTCCTGATCAGCATAGCGTGATCCAAGAACAAATTTTCTAAAGCTGTACAAGCCATGAAATTAAACTCCTTAAACTTGATTTTTAGCGAAAGAGGTTCCGAAATGCATAGGCAAGCGGCTTCCGCTTTAATTCCCTACGCTGAACCTCGGAGCGGGGAAGTGCTCCGCAGCAAATTTAAGATTTTTAACCGGCTTTTCTGCCGAACGCCTTATTCCATTCGTGCGTAATGATTTACTACACTACGCTAAATTATTTGTCAAGGGGGTAAAATCCCGCCCAATTTTTCTCGGGCGACTTGTATGAAGCTTGCTCCACCGGTTGGTCCTGGAGGACTGACTGGGGCTGTTGGGACAGTGCCACCACCAGCTTTGGGGGTTGCCCCGCGAAGTTTGGTGATGACCGCATCCTGCTCGGAATTCTTTTTAACCAAATCCGTGACTAAATTTAAGGCCATTCCAAGAGCCTCTGATCGGTAGAGGGCTCTGGCCAACTCGTCTGTAGGAATGCGCCCGAGATCGACGGCTTGAACACGAGCAACGGCGTCACTCATGGCTTTATCCCACGCCTCATCTTCGGTCTTGGCGAAGATGGGGGACTCAGCAGTAAGTTTATTCAGACTATTCGTGAGACTTGCTTTCCAAGATTCTTGAAGATTGCGGGCTGTTTGCACACGAGCTGTTTCAATTTGTCGCCTCTCTTCTTCTTGTTTTTGAAAAGCATTCTGTAGCACTTGTCGTTTCTCCGCGTTCAATCTATCATGATCGACGACTGAAGAATCAAACCGCTGCATATCTAAACGATTAAAGCTGGCGGATAATTCGGATAGCTGATCGCTGCGTTTCGCGACATCCGGCTCAGCGAGAGCGGCCCGAAGGGCGGCGGCATCAACACTGTATTTTGTGGCGAGAGCTTTAAGAGTGGCGTCAACAACCTCAAGGGGTTTGGAAATTTTAGTCTGATACTCGTCGCTATTCTGATAATCCACTGCGGCAAGTCGTTCTTTATACGCAGCATTCTCTTTTCGTATGGCTTCGAATTCCTCATTCGTTACTGGGGGAGTTTTACTGGCTGCATCCAGTTTTGCCTGAAGATCCGAAATTTGAGCCTCTAGCTGTTTGTTCTCGGTCCTGACGGCCTTGAATGCCGTGCCCGCAGCAACAGTCATTTTCTTCTGTGCCGCGTCCAATTGATCGTCGGTTAGTTTTGGTTCGGCGGGGGCCGCGGCGGTAGCTCCTGTGGCGGCCGCTGGGGTTGGCTCGGGAGTGGCTGCCGGGGTTGGCTCGGGAGGGGCTGCTGGGGTTGGCTCGGGAGTGGCTGCTGGGGTTGGCTCGGGAGTGGCAGTTGGAGTTCCTGCGGGAGTTTTGGTGGGGGCGGCTGCTGGAGTGACCGGGGTGGGTTCGGGTGCAACAACTTGTGGAGTGGGTTCATTGGCTTGTCTTGCGGCATCGGGAGAAGGCAGGGCTTCTGGCGGCACGATAGAAGCGCCGTAAGAGGCGGCCATAGCTTTCGCTAAGGCTTCAGAAGCGGTATTAGTTGATGGTGGTTGGTCAGGCATTTGATTTAAGTTCTTCCTCGGTTATGCCCTGTTCTCGGGCCATTTGTTGAATGTGGTGGTCTTTATCGACCGTGTCCCAGGGTTTTCGATCTGGGGTTCGCGAAAGGGTAAGTTCTGCAAGAGATAAGAGTGAGCGCAGGGCTTCGATATACCCCGCTTGTTTGGCCCCATATAGGGCATAGTAATCCAATAGACTGTATTGACCCCCGCCGGTAGGCGGGCTCTTAAGTGTGTATAGCCCTTCCTTGATGATAGCGAGAGCGTCCCCGAAAGCGGGTTCTCTCATCAATTCGGCTAATTCTTTACGGCGAGTAGGATGTTCCCGCCACTGTTCTAATAAAGATTTTTGTGACATGTGGCCTTTACGCCTTGGCTCTGGCAGTATTTCATTAAATCACAATTACGAGCACTTGACACTAATGTCAAGTTTGCGCAACAGGTTTTGGCGCGGCTGCGGCCGCCGCGGCGGCTTTCTCTTTCAACTTCATCGATTGCTCGTGCAACTGTTGTTTATGTTGCATATCCAAATTATGCGAATCTTCTGCGTGTCGTAGTTTCATTTCACGCTCTCGTCCTGACAGTGCTTCGTTAGTAGCCGCCTGTCGCATATCCTGTTCGTGTTTCGCGGCGGACTGGCTTAAATCCTGAAAGTGTTTTCGGGACGCTTGCCCCAAATCTTGGGTATGTTCGCTGGCGTTCATATCCATTTGCTGGGCATGCTCCTCAGCCTCAGGCGGTAGTCCCGTAGCTGTCGGAGTCTGGGCCTGCATCGCCAATTTTGCTTGCTGCTTGGCTTGCTCTAATTGATATGCTTTTACCGCCGCGGAGGTTCGCTCTGACAAATTGTTGAACTTCCGCTGTAGCTCAGCCACAATCTTGGCCTGTAGTTTATCGGGTTTAAGCAACTGCATGTGGCGGGCCGCGTGTTGGGTTTTCATTTCCGCCACTTGGAGCATTTGAGGATTGTTACCTTGCCCCGGTCCTTCGAGTTGTTCGAGGTCATCTTCCAAGCTAGGTAGATGAGCTTGTAGGTGCAGGATGTGGTGGTCGTTAGGCATCACTGATACAGGGTTACCAGACGACATGGCTGTGTTCTGCAGTTCTGCAATTTCGGCATCCACTGGCATCCGGCCATTTATTTCTATGGGCGGGACAAAATTGTCCACTTGGGCGTATCCTACTTTCTGAGCGAACTTGTCGCGCAATAAATTATTTTGGCCCACCGGATCGAGGGAACCATAATCCTCCATCAACTCATCGAACGCCATCATGCGGCTACTCGGCGAGCCGTATCCAACTGCTCTATACGGTTCAATCCAAGACGTAGCGTCTAAATAGGCTTGTTCAGGAACGCCTCTACGATGACACCGCTGCCGAAAATCAAACACCTCGCGACCGCCCGGATCGTTAGCTTTTAAATCTTTGTTCCTAATCCTGCGCCACACCTCGTTCAAATGCCGCTTCCACGGTTGGTAGAAAAGATTTAACGAAGCCGTGGGCAACACTGCATCTTCCGCGATCTCGCCTTTAACTTGAAATTTAGTTTTCCGTTGATCTCCTGCTGGTTGAGTGTTCGCGTTGGGATTGGGCTGGTTACCTTGTAACAAGTTAGACATGTCCCCGATAATAGGAAGAATGGCATCAGAGGGGTTGGCGAGCTTAACATCCTGAATTGTGACTTCGGGTGGGATGTAAATCGCTCCACCATAAAAAATTAAAGCCATATCTTCGGCTTCAATCGCGGACTTGGGTTGAAGGATAACGCTCCCCGCCAGTCGAGCATTATCCACTGTCTGGCATCGCAGGTTATTCAAAACTTGCGCTGGCGGATACGCCTCATGCGCGAGACCGCGCACTGACATGAGAGTTCCATTAGTACCAACCTCATACGGAAACATAGTGAAACACTGGTTAATGTTGTCGAACCGGTTCTCACACTTAAAAAGAAAATCATCATTTGTGCCGAGGCGAATAGTAAGATAAAAAGACACTTTGCCAGAGTATTCCCTAACCCAACAGTGAGCTAACTTTACATATTCATTAGCCCTGTGCGCAGCGTAGATATCGTTGTCCTTGAGAATCGTTTGCCACTTTTCCCATTCGCCCTGCGACCATACGGCCTGATTGCTGTAAGCTTGTAGGATCGCTTTGTAAACTTCTTGTTTGTTCCACCGCGTGTCGTCATCCGCTGCCATTTCACACCAATGGTATAAAGTGGAAGTCGTAACGTCCCGAAACGCCACGGCGATATCTACCTCATCTTCGGCGAGAGTAGTCATTCTAGGAAGTTTAAAATCTTCGAGCCCAGCCACTCGCCATTTCCAATCAATGTCATCCTCAAAATACAAAAACCCCATCCCGTGAGTTACAAATTTCTGTACGAGTAACTGGTGGTAGGTGTCGAACAATGACCAGTCTTTTAACATACGATGGAATTCTTCTGACATGATCTTGTTCCATCGAGATCGCATCACAGTATCCTCGGCGCTCATAGCGGAATTTACGTTAGCGAGAACGGGGACAGACTCTGTTAAATCGTAATAACTCATACACTCGCGTTTCACGCGCCGCTTCAAGTCCAAAAAATTAAGATTACAGCGGCCCTCTTGGCCAGAGTCTTTCATCCATTTATCATCAAACGGGGGCTGGCCATCAACGGCGGCTTGAATGTCCTGCCGATTCAAGGCGGAAATCAAGTCAAGCTGCACCAGCTTCTTAACAATAGAGTTAAGAGAGGCGCAATCCGCGATCCTAGATTTAGGCGCTACGCCGGTGTCGGAAATTTGAACAAAGTCTAGATTATCGGCCATTTACGCTACATTACCTTTCCACTGTGACAAATCAAGCTTGAACAACGATGGATCCTTTACCCCATGAAGCAGTGCTGCTTCGTGGTTAACCGGCCTGCCTCCGTATTGGTGTTTGTTCCCAGTAGTGTTTGCCAGATCTTTCCCGATTAACTCGCCGTCTACCAAATGGTATTTCCCAGTATTCCAAGCATGAAAGATCAATTTAGTATCGTGGCAGTCCGGCACTACCTCATCTTCAATCCAGATATCCCAGGGCATTTTTTCTGGAACGAAGTGGATGCGCCCACAGCGCGTAGTGAAATCGGCAGGATAAATTCCGGCCCCCACCATATGTCTTCCCTGTTCGAACTGTTCACCATCCGGCTTAAGATACCGACTGGTGTTTATCGCCCCCATATATGGTTTCTGCGCCGTTTCATATTCTGTCTCAAGCTGTGACAGAAAGTCAGACTTAAGCGGAAAACAGTCCCCCTCAAACCACATCCACGGGTCTTTGTTATGAAACTCAGCTAAGCGTTCCGCCGTAGAATAAAACATGTGGTTAGCAGCTTCCGGCCACCTACCGCCTTCGGGCGGATCGGGAAGTATCCATTTATGCACAACCCGACAAGCCTTGGTTAAAACATCAAATGGTCGTTCAACATCCCATTGATCTCCCCAACAGTACACAAAAATAACATCCCGTTCCTTAAGAGTACCTAAAGAAGCTAATCTATGCGCAAGAAGAGTAACTTGATCTACGTCTACAGAAGAGACCGGAAACACAAGTTTAATGAGGCTTTTCATGGACCTTAACTTACTTATGGAGGAAGAAAAGCCACTTTAATCATAAACGATAGTGGGCATGCGTCGAGTTCCAATATTCATGGGCCTAGATAACTTAGCCGATTTCATAGCCCGCAATTGCCGCCACGAAACTGTATTAGGAATAGGCTTGTCCTTGGCAACTATCATCGTTAAACCAAGGCGTTCTCGGCACAGGGTAACAAGGATGAAAGCGGCATCGGCAATATCTGGGCTCTTAAGAGTACGTAGTTTCATATCTGCCTTACTCTCGGCATAAATGCGTTTTTTAATTCCGGTCGTCCCATACTTGCGGATGGTCGCTTCGGCGATTAACGCTGGGCACATGCCTTTAAGTTGGCCTTGCCGGAGTAACTCCTTACCCGAGTACCAAATTTCAGTAACACGATCATGGTACCTTTCTTTAGCTGGAGTTAAGTCTGTTAGACTAACCGGATTCTCGCTGGCGTTGCCCCCAAAATTAACTCTCAAAATTTCTGGCGACCATACCACACTAACTACATCACAAAACGGAGTACCGGCCCCCGTGGAATCTACGGCAACGTGGGCGGGAGATATGTTTTTAGCTTCACACTTCTCTTTTATTTGCCGAGCCAATTGGTACGCTACTGGATCTTTACTGGTGGCGTCGATTACCAACTTCTCATAACTATCGAACTGTAACACAAGCTGTCCCGTTTTATCTCGGCCCAAAGTCCCGAAGTAAATAATGGGGCGGTCCCCGCCATTCGTGAACGATGGATCGACTGCGGCAACCCCTACAATAGCTTGGTCCCCCCATACGGCGGGCTCATCTCCTTTGTACTTTATGATGTCGCCCTCAGTATAAATGAGATCTTCTTCGCCGATAGGACACATGAATCCCCGCCACATGCGCCAAAAACGTAGGGCGTTCGGGCCTCCTTCGGCTTCCATTGCGGAGTTAACCTGCTCTGCCGTGGGTAAAAAGGATTTTCCATTGGGCGTCATATACTTCACCATCGGGATATTAGGTGATTTCAGGGCATCAAAATGCAGTCCTACACCGTATTGCGTTTCCCATCGGGAGTCGTCCACAGTGATCGAAGTCCATCCATCTCTAGGTTTCCAGAGTTTAGCGAAGCTATCGTAATACGACGCGGGATTCGAAAGCCCAATCAATTGGTATCGGGGATTGGACGTAAGATTACCCCCAGGTAAACCATACTCGAGAATCGATTCAGGCAATTCGGTTAATTCATCGCCAACCACAATCACTTCGTCTTGGTGCATCCCGATTAGTTTGCCTATGGCCTCCTTCTCCTGTTTGCGCTCCGAGGCAACTAACGACAGAGAAGATCGATCTCCCGCTTTAAACGTTGCAGAATTGTAACGGATAATTCCCATTGAATCGACGATCTTTAACGGCAACAGCCCGTCGGGAACGGCCTTAATGAAATCCGTAAGCGAACCCCAAATACGCTTACGCGCCTCTTTTAATGACGTAGAAAGTATCACTCCAAGAGTATATCGGGAATTGGCTAAGTACTTCATTAACAACCACATAGCTGCAGTTTCAGATTTGGTTGATCCCGTAGCGCCACCGACGGCGACATACCTCTGAATGCAAAATTCTTCAATCATGTCTTCGCCCCATGGGTTACGGATAAAATATTTGGTGGTGTTTCGGACGGGATTACTGGGCCCCCAGCAGAAGTCCGTCGCTCGCCAGAAGTGTTCCGCCTGACCAAGGCCGCCCTGATCAATGGTGCGGGCAACCTTGAAGCAATGCAGTTCTATATCAAATGCTGTCCAGCTAACGGGGAACATCAACCCGTATTTCTGTCGTTTAGTTTGGGCCATAATTGACAAATAAAAAAATCAGAGCAAAGCTTATTATACACAATCATGAGCCCTACTCAAAGAACTTTGGCGCATTTTCGGGCGCAAGGCCACAGTGTTGCAATCACGGAACACTGGAACCCGTGGGCCAAGAGACGCCAAGATTTATTCGGGATGATCGACATTATCGTTCTTCGAAATGCTCGGATTCTCGGGGTTCAATGTACTTCCTCAACTAATCATTCGGCCAGAGTGAAAAAAGTACTGGCCAATGATCATGTTTTAAACTGGATGAAGTGTGCAGATTTGATGGTGGTGTCTTGGAAAAAAAGAGCAAGAGACCCCCGAATCACCCACATATTTTATGATGACATCAATGACAAAGTGGGAAAGCTAGACATATGATAACTGTCGTAGGAGCAGGAGGATTCATCGGGGGCCATCTTGTAAAGTACTTTTTGGACAAAGGAGTCTCCGTTCGAGCCGTAGATAAAAAGCCTTTGGAAGAATGGCACCAAAGATTTATTGGGGCCGAAAACCTACCCAACATAGATTGTTCCATACCCTCCAGTTGTCGATACGCATGCTACGACGCCGAGGAAGTCTACAATCTTGCCGCGGATATGGGGGGCATGGGGTTCATCGAAGCGCACCGTATCGAGTGTTTGCGCAGCGTCCTAATAAACACACACCTTATAGAAGCCGCGCAGCAAGCCGGAGTGGAGCGATATTTCTTTTCTTCATCGGCGTGTGTCTACAATACGGAACTCCAAAAATACCCGCACATTTTGGCGCTGAAAGAATCCGACGCCTATCCCGCCATGGCGGAACGGGGGTACGGATGGGAGAAGCTTTTCTCAGAAATGCTTTGTCAAGAGTACTGGGCGGAGCGGAGGTTAAAGACTTTTATCGCGCGTTTTCATAATGTTTACGGGCCCCACGGAACATGGCAAGGCGGGAGAGAAAAAGCCCCAGCGGCCCTGTGCAGGAAAGTTATCGAAGCCAAAGCTAAAGGAAAGAACGAAATAGAGATTTGGGGAGACGGGCAGCAAACTCGCAGCTTTATGTATGTCGATGATTGTGTCCTAGGTATAGATAAAATCATGCACTGCGATCGACTTATCGCCATTCCGATTAACCTCGGGTCTGATGAACTTGTTTCTATTTATGGCTTGGTTCGTATGATCAAGAGTATGGCGGAGCATTACCCTTCTCTTATCTACTGTCCCAATGCTCCGAGAGGAGTGGCAGGAAGAAATAGCGACAACACTCTTATAAGGGCAATCCTAAATTGGGAGCCCGATACGCCTTTGGATTTGGGACTGCGGATCACTTATGACTGGATAAGACAAGAATATGAAGCATCACAGCGAGACTGACGGCGAGTACCGCGCTTACCGAAAAGAAGGAGCGGGAAAGGGCGACCGGAATCGAGTTACAGAAATCGATAGATTCCGAAAAAACTTCGATAGAATAAATTGGCATCATGAGAGAATGGGAAGCAAGTCCAGAAATACTAAAAGAGCCGATCATTGATATCGGTGCAGGTTTGGCTCCGCTTACTATCCCCAACTTAACAGTGGTGCCTTGGGACAAGGAACAAGGGGACGCTACTTTTATGGCCTCCGTTCCCAATAGCACATACCAGACGGTCTACTCGCATCACTGCCTTGAGCATATTGACAATCCTATCCTAGCTCTGCAAAATTGGTGGCGAATTCTTAAACTCACTGGCTATCTTTATGTTACAGTTCCACACAGAAATTACTACGAAAAGCGCCGCATGCTTCCAAGCATCTTTAATCCAGACCATCGAACCATGTGGCTCCCCGATGAATTCGACCCCCCTAATACTTTCTCCCTGTTACATACTATACGTGCCGCCTGCCCCTCCGGTCGTCTTCATGCTCTCCGCACCGTGCTAACAGGATATGAAGAGAAGCCCCAAAACATTCAATCACCAGAAGGATTTCACATTGAAGCAGTGATGCAAAAGGTATGACTATCGTTCCTTGCATCCTACGCTGTACCAAGCAAGCCGAGAAAGTTGATCGACTTGTTCAATACTGCAAGGAATTGGATGGGACGGAGATCAAAGTTATTCCGGTCAATCCCGGCGACGATAGAGTGCCCCACCCCATAGGGGTAGAATTAGGCATCAGGCAAGTAGCAAAGGAAATGTATTATGAATACTTCATGTGGCTGGAAGCCGACTCTATCCCGCTGAAGGCGGGATGGTTGGCGGCGATCACAGAAGAATACCAAAGAGTAGGAAAGCCCTATCTGATGCCGGACTTGTCGGCCACGGACGAATGGGACGTAGCTTCGGCCATAGCAGTCTATCCCCCCAATTATCTCGATATTTTACCTCCAGTTCCCGACAGACCTCCATGGTTTGATCTTTGGATTCTGGACCATCATCCCGAAGTTATAGGACTTACTAAAATTATCCAGCACAGATACGGCGTTTATCATGGAAACAGAGTTGAGAGGAGACATGAGTTCCCGAAAGATACGCACATCATACATCCCGACGCTGTTATCTTTCATGCAGACCCCACTCAAAGCATTATACGCAGAGGTTTACAGCAAACCTTTTATCACTCCGGAGATTATGGCGACATCATCGCCGCACTCCCTATTTTAAAACAACAAGGTGGGGGCCATCTGATTATCGGGCCGCAACACGCCAATGTAGCGGGACGAGTGCCCAGAGTAGCCATGACGCCCGAACGATACGCGGGCATAGCTCCGCTCTTGGAACAGCAGTCATACATAAAGAGCGTTCGGTACTCCCCAAACCATAACGAAGCGGAGCGCGATTTTTCTACCTTTCGATTTGGCGGATGGAACCAAAAAGACAATTTAGCAGAATGGCAGGGAAGACATTTGGGGCGGCTGGAATTAGAACAACTGCCTTGGATTGAACTCCCAGAATTCACATGGAATGGGCGAGTAATCGTGGCGCGGACACACAGGTATCACAATCCAGAATTCCCTTGGAAGCTAATAGGAGATAAGTATAAAGACCAACTCCTATTTGTGGGATTTCCCGACGAACATCAGACAATGCAGCAGATCATGGGGCGTACAATAGAACGGGCGAATACGGCAAATTTACTGGACGTCGTCCGCTTGATTGCGGGGGCTAAACGAGTTTTCACAAACCAAACAGTAATATGGTGGATCGCCGCGGGCCTAGGAAAAAAGACAGTCCAAGAATCTTGGGATAAAGAGCTAAACTCAATCATACCCCGTCGAGGATTTAGATACACACGAACTCCAGAAGAGACTAACAAACTGTGCCGAATACTTCAAAGACTACCTTAACACAACGAAACAACGGTGAATGGTTTCCCATACCTTGGGAGGATTGGCGATTTAGTTGTTGCCAATGTGGGTTAACCCATAAAGCAGACTTCCTAATAATAGGGGGACAATTATTCATTAAAACATTTGTAGACGATGAAACAACAAGAGAAGCAGAAAAAGCAATTATACCCGATACAAGAGAAACATGCCGAGACCCTAGCAACCGCGCTAGGAAATTTCCGGTCAGCACTGGACGGCAGTGCGACGGGAACGGGGAAAACGATTGTAGCTGCAAAACTCGCGGCGGATAACGGCCTGAGGACATTGGTAGTGTGTCCCAAATCGGGCATTACCATGTGGACGAGAGAACTCGAAAATCAAGGCTGTAAAGAGTTTAAGGTCATCAACTACGAAATGTTACGGACAGGAAAGACTGAATATGGTTGTTGGGCAAAGGCCAATCATAAAATTTGGACTTGGAATTTTTCCAAAGAGACTCTAATAATTTGGGACGAAGTCCAGAAATGCAAGGGCATGAATACGCAGAACGCCCGCATGTTGTGGTCGGCGAAAGCTTGTTACAATCTCTGTCTTAGCGCGACCGCTGCGGAGAATCCTACAGATATGAAAGCCCTAGGATCGATTCTCGGAATTTTCGGCATGAAGAATTTTTGGTTTTGGGCGAAACAACACGGATGTAGAAACGGCTACTTCGGCGGCTTGGAGTTCTCGGGCAAAGATGAAGACCTCAACAAGATTCATCGAGCGATCTACCCAATGCACGGATCTCGTCTGTCGCTGGCCGATATGGCCGACCACTTTACCGAAACTCAGATCATAACCACTCCTTTGGATTTCGGGAAGGAAGTGAAAGAATTGTATGAGCAAATGGAAAAAGAACTCTTTCTGCTGGAAGAGAAGAAACAGGACGACGGGAACAATGCCCTGACCATTCGCCTACGCGCTCGACAAAAAGTGGAGTTACTCAAGGTGCCTACCATGATTGAGATGACGCAGGACTTTGTAGCGGAGGGACGCTCAGTGGTTATCTTCGTAAATTTCACACAAACCCTCGAAGCCCTGAAAGAACGGCTAAGTGTATATCCTTTAGGCATTATCGCGGGCAAATATCTAAAAGACCGCCAAAAACATATAGATGACTTCGCCGAGGATAAGTTAAGAGTTATGTTATGCAACACAGAAGCTGGTGGGGCGCTTGTTAGTTTACACGACGTTAGGGGGCAATATCCTCGGGCCTCACTTTTAAGTCCTTCCGACAAAGCCATGGACATTCTGCAGTGTATCGGGCGCATCCATCGGGCGGAAGGTAAGTCAAAAACTCAACAACACGTTCTGTTTGCGGCAGGCACAATCGAAGAAGATGTGAAAGAAAACTGTGACGAGAAAATCAAAAACATTGGGATTTTGAATGAAGGAACAAATGGCACGATCTAATTATATATACTTGGCGTTCAATGTATTAGACACTACAGTCGCGGGCGCATGGACCGTAAAACATGAAATGGAACGCGCTATAGAAGGACGAGAAGACGGGTACTATTGTTTTCGAGTTAAAGACGGGGAACTTAATCCCAAGGTTATAGAACTCGATTTGACAAATCGAAATAATCAAGCAAAGCTGTAGGTACAGTGAAAGAGCGACTAGACGAGACGGGGCAGGCGCATGCTACATTTCCGCCGTCATCATTATCAAATTTTGAAAAGTGTCCCGGTTTCCGGAATCGCACAGAAGGCGGGACGGGGGCTGAAGCCGCAGAGCGGGGCACTCGAATCCACAAAGCCCTAGAGAAAGATGCAATAGACGACCTGAAAGATGAAAAAGAAAAAGGCCTTGCCCAAATCTTCAAAGATTATATCGACGCCGTCATCCAAGAGAACCTACCCGCCTTACCGAATCTGGATCGAAGAGAAATCAGACTTACGATGGACCTCGGGGGAGGACTCAAGACCTTCGGAACTGGCGACCGTTTGCTGGTATATGGCACCAAGGGCAAAATGTTTGACTACAAAACAGGATATCGAGAAGTTGCTGACGCAAAGGAGAACGCCCAAGCTTGGTCATACGTTCTAGGCACTTTCCAAAAATATCCAGATTTGGAAGAAGTAGAGTTCACCTTCCTCGTACCCAACAGAGATGAAATTTTTTATCATACTTTTAAACGCAGTGATCTTCCTGATATGCGGCTTCGACTCAACACCATTATTCGCCGCGCTATGGCTATTGACTGGTCGAAGCCCGTTGATCCTTCCCAGCTATCTCCTCAGCCTTCACTCTGTGAATACTGTCAGAACCAAGCATTTTGCCCAGCCCTAGCCGCCAAAGCACTGTTGGTTGGCACGAAGCTCTCCCCTGGATTGCCCGTGCCAACCTCAGTGTTCATAGATCCGAAGCGTCCGGAGGATATACCGCACCTGTTGCGGCTTGCTCCTCTTTTGGAGGAGTGGGCAAAAGGTGTCCGCAAGGAGGCGCTTCGGCTGAATTTAGAAGAGGGAGTGGATGTCGAGGGATTCAGAAGGATCGAGCGCTCCACCCCACGAGGAGTTACCTCAGTACTAGGCACTTACAAAGCAGTGAAAGACAAAATTCCGTTGGATGATTTTCTATCTGCCTGTGCTAGTGTATCAGTGGTGGATCTGGAAGATTACTTCGCGAATCTGGCGAAGCGAGGCGAGAAGGGGAAAGCCAGACAGGAACTGGAAAACCGCCTTCGTTCAGCAGATGTATGGAAAGATGAAGGCAAGATTTATTACCTGAAAGAACAAAAATCATGACATTATTTTTAGCAATTTCATGCGGATTCCTACTTGGGCTCATTATAGGGTTCGCATTAGCAGCATGGGCCACTGAATCAAAATAACCAATAAACCAAAAGAAATGATTTGGACCCTCGCAGCAGTATTAACAATCGCTTTAGGATTCGTCCTAGGAATTATAGTTTCACAAAGCATCAAATAACCAACCCAACCAATAAACCAATATGGCAAAAACATCATTCGTAAAAAAACCAACAGACACAGTAGACGCAGAAATCATAGATAACGCACCAGTAGTTCAAGAAGAGCAACCCCTAGCCAAACCCACTCAGACGGCATTCGTCGGAGACTGGAAGGCAACCGACAAACGGTTCCCGCGGTTGAACCTTGTGCAGAAAGTAAGTGACAGCGAGTTAGTGCAGAATTATGGCATCGGCTCGTTCACCCTGAACAAGGAAGTTAAACTCAGCGATGGTTCGCCGATCTCTGTTGTATTTCTGATAGGGATGAAAGACTACATCCAAAAGCTTCCTTTTGGCTCCGGCGAATCTCCCGCGATCTTCCGCACTGAACAGGAAGTAATAGACGCAGGCGGTTCCATGAACTGGAAGGACAAAGACACAGATCACTTTTTCCAACGCCGCGCTCACTTGGAGTTTGCGGTTAAAGCACCGGAAGGCTTGAGCGAGAAAGATCTCGCCCTGTTCCCGTATGAACTCGGAGACGACTCATACGCACTTGTCGTCTACACTGTAGCCTCAAGCGCCTATACTAGCGTAGCAGTGGAGCTTGTTACTCTCTGTGAGAGGAACAAGGTCATGCGTAAAGGCCAGCAGTATGGCAGCCTTTTACTCAGCAGCAAGGATACAAAGTCGCAGGGAAAAAGCTGGAAGACTCCGGTGATCAAGTTCGACGGAGAGAATAGTCCAGAATTAGTCAAGTTTTTAGAACAGATCGAACCAAGAATTGTAAACGCCTAGCAGCGCCCAGGAGGGGGGCGGAGTTTCTCCAAAAGTTATCCGTCCCTCTCCTACCTCTTTATGCACTTAATAGGAATTTGTGGAAAAAAAGGAAGCGGAAAAGATTCCGCGGCAAAAGGGTTGATCAGGAGTGGATACCGCCCGTTTGCTTTCGCAAGGCCGCTGAAAGTGATGCTCACGGCGTTGTTTGACTACTTGGATATCAATCCATCAACCATAGATAGAATGCTCAACGAGGATCTGAAAGAGATGCCCGTCCCAGACTTAGAGGGCCATACCACCCGTTATGCCCTGCAAACCCTCGGGACAGAGTGGGGTAGGATGTGTCTGGACAAGGATATATGGATAAACATCGCCATTGCGAAAGCGAAGCAATACCACAAGACTGTTATCACCGATGTACGATTTGCCAATGAAGCAAGCGCAATTAAGGCGGCTGGGGGACTAGTTATCCGCATCGTTCGGGATAGCGCGGATTCCGCCAGAGATGAACATGCTTCCGAAGCAGTGGATAGCGTGATTCCTGATTTTTACGCAGACAACAACGGCTCGATTGAAGATTTACAGGAGCGAATTTTAAACATAGCAAACGAATATGAGAGAAGGAACTGACAAATACGACGACACTGATAAAGGCGGGTATAGCTACGCCGAGAAATTGGCGCTAGCCTCGCAAGGGCTATTGGACCCACAGGAAATTGGACTGCCGCCAGAAGATGCGGGGATTAAGGCGGCACAAGAGGAATTACATCCCAAGCCGAAGGCACTAAAACTCGGAGACTTTGTTACGGTGGAGGCTTCGGTAGTACCCCCGCAAATTAGGGCGCGTTGGGAACGGCAGGATTTGGCAGTCCAGCCAGACAACTCTAAAGCTTGGGAGGCGGACTGGTGCGAACAACATAAAAATGAATTCGCCATCCAAGGTCTGCTCACAAGCGGTTTTCTGGCTGCCAAAGTAGGACAGATATTCTCGGACCCGATTTTAGGCTTTGTACAACTCCTGCGAAATTACGCAGACCTCTTGGAGCATAAGTATAACGAACTCAAACAAACAGACCCCAATCCAATTATGTCGCGCGAGGAGTATCTCAAAGCAATCCTAGACGACGCCGCTAAATCGGATTAACATGAAAGAATGGAGTCCCTCATGCTGGTGTCCGTGCGAAATGCCGGAACGGGTTCGCGACAGCAAATTCAGTTTTGCTGATTCGCTTCTTCTCATCCCTGTGAATGCGTCGAGGGATTCCTAACTTTACAAAATTATGACATGCATCCTTGGGTACTTTCTTTTATACTGGCCAGCGCTAATTGTAACAGGACTATTGGGCCGACTCTTTTGGCAGGATTTTGGTTGGCGCGGATTCGCATTGATCGGGACCGGTATCCTACTAGGAGCAATTTACTATACCGGGCTCAGCTATGGCGCTGAGCTATTGAAACACTGCCAATGAACACTTATGCTATTGACTATGAAACATTTTTCTCCGACGATTACTCAATCAAAGATCTCGGAAACTGGGCCTATACCCATCACAAGGAATTCGACGCCTACATGCTCTCCGTCGCAGGAATTAACGGATATCGGTGGGTTGGAAATCCAAGGGACTTTGACTGGAATATACTTCAAGGACAAGAACTTATTGCTCATAACGCGGGTTTCGAATTGGCAGTTACTGAACGACTACGAGAACTCGGAATCGTCCCAGCAAATTTTACGTATGCCGGATTGTACGATACCGCCGATCTCACTGCCTATCTCGGCTATCCCCGATCTTTAGAAAACGCAGCGCTTTATCTACTCGACAAAAAAATAGAGAAGGGCATCCGCAATTGGATGAAAAACAAACGATATGAAGATATCGGCCCTGAGAAACAGAAAGAGTTGCAGACGTACGGACTCACCGATTCCGTAACGGAACTTGAAATCTGGGTCAAACACAACCACAAATGGCCACAGCACGAACGAGAACTGTCGGCAGAGACGCGGGCGATGTGTTGGCGAGGGCTACCTACCGATGTTGAGAAAGTCAACAAGGCAATAGAAGTTTTAGAAACCAAACTACTTCATGCACGAACAATCATACCATGGGCCAAGGAACCGGATGCAAAGATTTTATCACTACCAAGAGCAGCACAGGAAGCTAGAAAGCATGGCATCGCTCCCCCCAAGTCTTTTGCGAAAGACAGCGAGGAGTTTGAACAATGGGTCGCGCAATATGGAGACAAGTTTCCATGGGCCATGGCATTAGGGGAGTATAGAAGTGCTAACAGATTATCCCAAACTTTCCAAACGTTGCAGAAGAGAACTGATGAAAGTGGAATCTTCCGTTTTGGTCTCAAGTATGGAGGCGCTCATACTATACGGGATAGCGGTGATTCCGGTTTCAATGTCCAAAACCCGCCAAAAGTCTCGCTTCATGGTGTTGACTTACGAGGGGCCATGCTTACAGCACCTAAAGGTTATGTACTTGGAATTGCCGACGAAAATGCTATTGAACCCCGCGTACTTTCCTGCTTGTCCGGAGACGATAAACTCAGGGCTATGCTGGCTTCTGGCATGGACCCGTATGAGGCGCAAGCTAGGATTGCTCACGGATACACAGACGAACGGCCGCTCAAAGAGGTAGACCCAGTCCGCCGCCAATACATGAAGGTGGAAGTTCTAGGATTGGGCTACGGTGCTGGCGCGGATAAAACAATCATCATAGCCAAGAATATGGCGGGACTGACCATCACCAAACAAGAGGCAGAAAGAGTCGTGGAAGGATTCCGAAGCCGTAAATTCATTCCTGCCTTTTGGGCGCGATTGGAGAAAGACTGCCGAAACTCGGCCCCCGGGGATTATGAAATGGAATTACCAAGTGGAAGAGTAATGAACTATCGCAACGTCAGAAGTTTCGGATCAATCAGCGCCGAGATTCCCCGATTGGATAAAATGATGCGAGTGAAATTGTGGGGTGGGGCCCTGACCGAGAACGCTTGTCAAGCCGTGGGCAGAGACATTTTCATGTGGCACATTATGGAAGTTAAGAAGCAGCTTGGTTTGTCGGCGTGTCTCCGCGCCCATGATGAAGGTGTATGGTTGCTGAAAGAGGACACGGCGGAACAGGATCTGGAAAACATTCTCTCGATCATGAGGACAGCCCCGCCATGGATGCCAGACTTCCCTGCTGCAGCGGAAGGTGCTTTAAAGAAACAATATTGCAAGATATGAGCCGTCGCGCTCGCGATCAGAAATACGTGGATTTGGTATTCGATCATTATGGTCGAATCTGCGCTTGTTGCGGCGAAGACGAAATTTTATTTTTAACACTAGACCACATATACAATGACGGCGCAGAACACAAAAGAGAAATTGGACCAAAAAACTCCAAGCACGGATGCAATGGCACAGCCTTCTACCGATGGGTTGTGCAAAACAATTACCCATCTTTTTTACAAACGCTGTGTATTAACTGCAACCAGGGCAAACACAGAAACGGGGGAATTTGCCCCCATAAAAAGCAGACAAAGACCGCTGCGGAAGGAGAGGACCCGCAGGTCGAGCAAGTTCCTTCACTAGCAAATCAATGTCTGCTAAGAAAGCCTAAGGCAAGAAAATGATTATCGCAATCGACTTTGACGGAACCTGCGTTACCCACGAATATCCGAAAATCGGAAGGTTCATCGGGGCGCAGAAAGTATTACACGCGTTAGTCGAAAAAGGGCACCAGCTAATTTTGTGGACAATGAGAAGCGGCAAATACCGCGATGAGGCGGTTAAATGGTTTGAAGATTGCAGCATCCCATTACTGGGCGTGAACGAAAATCCCACACAGAAAGAATGGACCGATAGTCCCAAAGTCTACGCGCACCTTTATATCGACGATGCTGCGCTGGGAATTCCTCTTTTGTCAACACTCGCTCTCGGCGAACGCCCCTACGTGGACTGGAAAGAAATCGAAAACATGCTACAAGATCGCGGAGTTCTATGAAATTTTTCTGTCTATCCAATCTGTCTTCACAGGACATAGTCGAAGGCGATCCTCGTAACGTTGGCAAATGGCCGGAGTTTGAGGACAAGAAAGCCTTTCGGGAATGGTGCGTTAAGAACGACACCAAGCACTGTTTCTTCAACCACATCGAGCCGCTCACGCCGGGACTGCGGGTGACTAAAGCCAACCCGCCGTTCTACATGCACGGCTTCACGGCGGATTATGACGTGGCGATTTCTCAAGAACAAGTACTTTCACTCGTCGCCGCAAACGCCCCCTCCGGACTGTTGCCGATGTTCATCTCGACAACATTCTCCGGAGGGGTGCGTTTAACGTGGGAATTTTCCGAGCCGGTGCTGATCGACCAACCGGAACTGGCGGCGAAGTTCATTCACTTGCTTGTGAGTGAACTGGCCGTAAATAATCTCAGTGTAAAATATGACCGAAATTCCGAAAGCCCACAGCAATATTTCGAAGCGGGTACAAATTGGAACCCCATTCCGAACGGACATGCAATCCCTAGCAAAATACTTGGAAACCTATTTTACAGAGCGGCTAACGACATTAAGATCAAAGCGGATGGCCCGCTTATCCCGATTGAAAAAGTTGCTGAAGAAATTAAATCTCGTTGGCCGAACAGGGTGGTGGACTTTCAGGTAGGGGCCCGAGTCCCACTGTTTTGGGTAGAACCATACGAAGATCGTGTGGGCGCGATGATTGGCGATCTTGGAATGCTATGCTACTCTTCCCGCGCGGGAAAGAGTTTTGTTCCATGGAGTGAAATTCTCGGGGCAGAATTCATGCGGGAATTTACCGCAGAAAGAGTCGGGGCCGCAGTTGAAAACATTTTTTATGACGGACAACACTATTGGATCAAGGGAGAAGGCCGCCGCTTCATGCGACGAACCACAGAAGACACTTTCAGGTATCTCAAGGGGCAAGGGATTTGCCCGAAGCCGGACGCAAAGTCCTACGCTTCTGAAGCCGACAGAGTATTGCTCGCAGTCCAGGAACATCACGAAGTCAAGGCCGCTGCTCCAATACCCCACGACAAAAGAGTATTGGTCAAAATTAATGGTGAAACCTATCTCAACACCTCAACGCTCGAAGTAATGCAACCCGCGGAAAGCGGAGAACCGGAACAATTTCCATGGATATACGAATTCGTAAATAAAGTATGGGCCACCCCTACAGAAGTCCAGAGGGATCATTGGATGGCTTGGTTACAATACGCTTACTTAACCTGTCTAACTGGGACACCAACCCAAGGACAAGCACTCTTTATAGCAGGCCCCTCTTCAAGTGGGAAGACTTTTACAAGTCACCACCTTCTAGGGAAGATCTTCGGAGGATGGAGCGACGCCAGCGAATATCTTTTAGGTAGAACAAACTTCAACAAACAGGATTCCGAGGTCTTTTTGTGGGCGATTGACGATACCCGAGGATCGGCGACGTGGGAAAACAAAGCTCAGTTCTCCCACAAACTGAAAGCCCACGTTGCCAACCCCCAAATCCGATGTGAACGAAAAGGCAAAGATTCTGTCACACTACCAAGACAAGGAAGAATTGTGGTGACCATGAACTCCGACGACGCCTCTATGAGCATCCTGCCCCACATGGATATCAACATCAAAGATAAAATTTCTTTATTTAAGTGGAACTGTTGGCGGGCGACATTTCTTCCGGGCGGGGGAACAGAAGTCGTTGTGGCTAAAGAACTTCCGTACTTTCTGGCTTATTTAAGAGATTGGCGACCCCCAGCGTACGTAATGGATGCGAATCCCAGATTTGTCGTGAACGCCTATCACCACCCAGATATGGTGCAGGCGGCATACGAGCAATCTACCGAGAATCGGTTGCAAGAGCTTATCGATGAATACACTGCACCAGAAAACGACATTCCAAGAGACCACAAGATATGGATGACTCCCACTCGATTTCGTAAAGCATTGGCGCTTGAGAAAGGGCTTAACTTGGATCTGAGGGAATTTGGCAGGGAAAGAATGGCACAAGGTCTCAAGGCTTTAGGGCTGCAAACCCGCCAAAACGGGAACTCAACCGAATATCTGATTTTTGACCCCGAACGTATATGAAACGTCTACGAATGTATATATGTATATGGAGGTCTACCCAGCGTCATATACATTTGGTTTTTCAATGTATATGGCGGAAGCCGCACAGGCGGAACAACTTAGGCGGAAAAATGACCGTTTTACATACATTTCTTCTATTCTACTCTCTAAAGTTAAAAAAATATAGTGAAACACAACCAGAACTGCTCAAATTGGCGCTGCCAGCAATGTGGTGTATAAACGTATAAACGTATATGAAAGAAGACAAATACGAAATTGAGGGCCGTTCGCCGACGGAATTCGACATAATGGTCGTCCGCCGCGGCGAACCCCGCCTATTAATCTGCACTGCCGCCTCTGAAGCCATGTGCCGGGTGATAGTGATCGCCGTGATGGAACTGGATAAGAATAGCCGTGGAATAGACTGGGGGGCGGTATAATGCTTCGCTACCTGTGGAATTTAGTTGACCCTGCCGTCAAACCGAATGGAGCCCCAAAAGTACCTTTTTGGAAGCGCCTGTTATTTGGGATTGGAAGGGGGGCGGTATGATTCGAGACGTCTTTGGATCAGAGGGCCCTGAAACCCGAAAAGGACATTGGGAGGGCAATCAATGGTGCCCTGCCGCCGAGGACCCCTGCTGCCTTGATCCCGTGCAGCCAGAGCGGACCGCGACAACCCCGCCTAGCGACGTAGAGCCACTAAAATCTAATTCTTTGCCGGTAGCGCCTGTTCCGAGTCTCTACCTCGCTGTGGTGACTGGCAAATCCCGCCAAAACGATTCTACGGGCAACGTAGAGAGTTTGCTTGAGCAGATTCTTATCGCCTTGTTCGATATAAAAACACAATTGAAAGACATAGAATTCAACACACGATGATATACCGAGTATACCTACCTGGAAGAGAGAAGCCCGTAGTTAAAAACGCCGACAGTCATTCCGTGGTTTCGCGAGGAGATTTCCTTTCCTTAGTCCTTTTGGATGCGAAAGAGCGTAGCGTCGCCTTTTTCCGCGACTGGTCCTATTTCGAAAGGGAGCCATGATCGCTGGAACTATCCGCCTTACGAACTTCGACTATGGTGCCCTGCAGGGAGAAACCCCTGAAGGACAGAAGATAAAAGGAATTGTGTTCAAGGACAAGAACAGTGGCGTGTCTGTCGAGTTGATAATGCTGCCAGAGGAATTTGATGCAATACTGCAACACCTCAAGGGTTCGCCAATTATTGAAGCCCATGAATTACCAAAGAAATGAAAACTAAAGAACAACTAATACAAGAAAACGCGGAGCTTTCTGCCCGCCTTAAGAATCGAGACGACCAAAGTTTAACTCTGCGTGAACGATTCAGCAGGGTGCTCAAGTCCTACCCTTCAATGACGACCTATTATAGTTCCCCGCCTTATTCCTGGGAGGAAATCTTCTGCGAGATTGGGAAGCTCCTCGCCATGAAGAGGAGCCTCGGGATGGAGGAGCGGGTCCTCGCCTTGGAGAGCACGAGTGACGAATGTTTGAAATACCTCAGGAATTTGAACTCGGCCAAAGTGAGCGACGATAATATCGGAAAATGGGATACTAGGGATTGTACATGAAACTGTTTATCGCCCTTGCTGCCATGCTTAATCGGATCTTTTGTCTCCATGATTGGGAGTGGGATAGGAACGATCCTCCGGGATACCGTCGTTATACGTGGGCCAAGACTTGCTGGAAATGTGGAAAGAGAAAGAGTGGAATGAAATGCGCAAGATAATTCCCTGCATCCTTGCTGCCATGCTTCTATGCTCCTGCTGTTCCACTGATGTAGACTTCATACTCTGCCTGAAGCATACGCCCATCAAGGCGCATAAGGATAATGATTTATGAATGCTATTGAGAAAATACGAAGGTGGTCAGAGGGTTATTGTGATCCCGTCCTTCTCGCGGAGGATGTAGCGAGTGGCGAGGAGCTTGACGACGAATCGAAAGCTTTCTACGCCTTGAATCGTTTGCTGGATTATGTTGAGTGGCTTATGGCTAGGGGAATAGTTATGTCTGGGCCCTCTTCCTATACGAATGAAGCTTTGCGCAACATTGTCAGGGATTTGGGTTTATGATTGAATACGCCGTTTGCTTTATTATCGGAGTGCTCTGGTTCTTTGTGGCTTTGGGGGCCTTTTGCCAATGAATACTTTGTTTATCGGAGGACCTAAAGATGGGGAACGAATTGAGCTTCCGCCAACGTTTCAATATGAGTATGTGGTTTATGAACGTTCTGCCCCTACATGGGCTGGGAACTGCGCCGATCTTAGATATGATCTCCGAACTTATCGTTATACTCTTCACCTACTCTAAGATAAGGACCTAACCCACCAGATAGCCGTATATGAAGAAACACCTAACGCCATGGGAATGCTGATCAACGGGTACCGCCGTCGGCCCCTTAGAAAGAAACGAAGATGACTATCGCACTTCATGTGATGGTTAAAAACGGGAAGGATAAACTTCCCGCCTTATTCGAATCGGTGAAAGGCTTCTGTGACTCCGTCGTTGTATTGGACACCGGCTCCACGGATGGAACTCTGGGATGGTTGGAGACTCAAAAGATTCTCCCTTGTCAATATATCACTGTTGAGTTCATAGATTTTGGCAGGACTCGAACTCTTGGTATGAAATACGCCAAGGGAATGGCAGACTGGCTTCTCCTGCTGGACGATGATATGCGTCTCGTATTCACCCAGCCGAAGGAAGACGTCAAGAACCGGTTGACTGGGGGCATCGAATACTTCTCCCTCAAACACACGGGCGGCTCCGTGTATTGGGTAACCCGCCTTGTTCGCGGAGATCGGGATTGGCAATACAAAGGCGTGACCCACGAGTATCTGGATGGATCGATCGCCCCAGTTAAACTGGAGGGCGTGGAAATAGACCACCAGTATAACCACGGTCCCGAGAAATTTGAACGCGATCTCCGGCTGTTATCGGCCGATATCGCCAGAGACCCGTACGATTCCCGTACGATTTTCTACCTCGCCCAAACCCTCCGCGACATGCGGCACACCATCCCCGCTATTCATTATTACGAACTGCGGGCGCGAATGGGCGGATGGGCGGAAGAGGTATTTTACTCTTGCTACGAAGCGGCTAGATTGGCGGAAGATCCCAAGGCTATGCAAAAAGCTTTTATGTACCGGCCCTCCCGTGCTGAAGCCCCCTACTGGTTGGCCAAGTATTATAAGAGCCGCGGGGAGCCGGAACTTGCCGCTTATTGGGAGCGAATTAGAAAAGCTATTCCTATGACCCCTGACATATTGTTTGTTCACACTGAAGCTTATGAATAAATATACCGCGAATTGCGTACAGACCTTAATTGTAGTAGTTGGACTCTTGTTGTTCGTTTTCATAATGGGAAAGTGCTCCCATCAGCAAAATGAAGACACCCTCAAGTATGAACAACTCAAGTACCAGATGCGAAAATGAATGACCGAAGATTTTATCCCGTGTTTCTCCGCCGGACTTTGTGGGGAACTTTTGTGCATTGGCTCCGAACTGGATATTGGTCTCGGGAGTTAGTCGCCTATAAAGAAGTGTTTCCCGGCGATCCGGAATTTAATGACGCCCCCTATAGCGAAAGTTGTTTATGGTACAATTGAACGAATGCCCCGAGTGCGGGGAAACCAACATGCGATTGATCGGGCCGCAGAGGTATTACTGCCCCGACTGTAATTTGGAGATAGTGTTTGAGACGACTTCTTCCTGCTCTGCGCCGGAGAATTTATTTTTAGCACATGGAGAGTTAACTAGAAACAAAAAATGACATTTGACGAATACCAAAAAGCTGCGTGGGAGACCGCCTTACCCACCACTCAGAATATTAATTATATGACAATGGGGTTGGGGAATGAATCCGGGGAAGTGTTAGGAAAAGTCAAAAAAACTTTTCGTGGGGATTCTGTAAAGACCGAAGATATCGCCAAGGAATTGGGGGATGTGCTATGGTATTGCGCCGGTATAGCCACGGTAATCGGATATGATTTAGGAATAATTGCAGCCCTGAACATTGAAAAATTGCAGGACAGGAAGCAGAGAGGAGTGATCCAAGGCAATGGGGACGAACGATAACGCTTGCTGTGCTCACATCTTTGTGGAATATCATAGGGTCCATACCCACGCCAACACTTGCTATGATCAATGGCGCTGCCGCGATTGTGGCCAGAAATTTATCCCGTTAGTTCCGATAAAACAACTTCATGAATTAGCTTCCGAAAATTTGCACAATGACAATACTCGATGACGACTTTATCAAACCCTACCGAACGAAGAAAATCGATTGGGGCTATAATGGCCTGGGATATGTGGTCTACCGAAGAACTTATTCTCGTCTTAAAGCAGATGGGGCGCATGAAGAATGGTGGGAGACACTTGTACGTTGTATTGAGGGGGCCCAAGAACTCGGCGCTGGTTATACAAAAAAAGAGGCTC